CCGCCGTCGGCACACCCAAAAACGCCGCAAGCTGCGCGATGTCGATGTACAATATCTCTCACCTCCTGCCGATGGATCACTGGTATAACTTCGTAATGAACGGACGGCTGTAAGAGCCGGCGCGCACAAAGCGCAGACAGATTCCGATGCAGTTTTCGTCCCTGTAGCCATGCGGCGTTATGGTCAGCACATTGCCGCTGTACGTCATATCGGTCTGCGCCGTGGAAAGCTGGATCGTCTTGCCGCTGCTGTTGGTCAGCTTGATGACGTCGCCGGCGCTCATCGCCTCGCCGGTTGCCCAGGCCGAGCCGTAGAAATATATGGCGTTGGACACGCCCGATGACGGCAGAGCCGTGATTGTCGCCGTTTTGCTCGTGGCGTTGAACGCGTAGTCCGTCGTCTCCAGATTCAACGACGTACCCGAGGTACTAACCGATTTCCTCGCCACGATATTCGCGGGCAGCTTGCCCGCGGCGTTGAGGACGGGAGCTGCGACCATCAAAAAGGAGCCGTCCGCAGCCGGGTAAAAGCGTATGACCGTCGCCGAATGTGCGGAGGAGAGATTCTGCAGCGTGATCGTCGTGCCGGATACGGATGCGACCCCCGACGCGGTGATCGTCTTGCCTGTATTGTTGTATATGTACGTCGGCTGTGTAACGTCTCCGTCTAAAACGAGCATGCCGGACGGATGCATCGTTGACGGCAGCGCGTTCAGATTGAGGTCGAACTGCAGAGAAAACCCTTGCATAGACAAGTCGAGCAGATAGTTGCTTTCCGTTAGGTCCAAGTCATACGTCCCTGTGTCCGTTACCGTCGCCGCCGTCCACGGGAGCGGAACCAGATCGTCTGGAATTTGTGTTTCCGTCAGCTTCCCCATCGCGTCCAGCGACGCAAAGCCGCCGACCTGCCCCTTCAGCCACATAATGCGTGCCAGCGCGTCGTCCGGCGTGACCGTGTCCGCGTTGTCCGGCCAATCGGAATAGCCGGATTTCAGCGCGTTGACCGTCGTGTCGGAAAGCAGCGCCGCCTTATTCAGCGGCGTGCCCTCCTGCGTCGGCTGGTCGGCGCGCGTGAGGTCGTAGGTGTCGGCCTGTCCCGCGACAGGCGTCAATTTTACCCGCCCCGGGTAGGCGGAAATTCTATCCTGCATAATTCTACTTCCTTTCTGTGATGTTTGCTTGTCTTCTGTTGGGGCATTGCCCGGGACTTCGTTCGGGCTGAAGCCAAGGATTCATTCGGAACGGAGTCAGGGATTTGTTCGGGACGAAGCGGGGGATTCATTCGGGACGAAGTTGGGACCTCGTTTCAAACGAAGCTGGGACTATGTTTGAAACGAAGCCGGGACTTCTTTTCAAACGAAGTCCTACCCATTATTAGAGTTCGCGCAAATTCAAGTTCACGCTTCGCACAAATTTAAGTTCGCGCGAAGCGTGAACTTGGGTAGTTCGAACGCAGTCCGAACTACTGACCGTTTGCATAAAGCTCACCCGCATAGTACGCGCCCGCGCGGATGCGGTCGAGCGCGGCGTTGACGTCAAGGAGCACCTGCTCGATTGCGTTGGCGCCGATGTAGGTCAGGCGTGACATATCCTCGGGGAGCGTCGGAAGCTCGGGCAGCGGCAGTACGCCGCGGATGACTTTCACGTCGGACAGATAGGCATACATGCTTTGCGCAATCGGCAGCTCCTCCTCCGTCCAGCCGGTACGCGGATGCACGGTGACGATATATCCGGCCTCGCGCAGCCGGTTTGTCACATACTCGACGGCGCTTCCGACGCGGTTGAGGTCGGAGGCGTTGTACGCGCCCTTCAGCCCGCCGTTCCACGCCGCGCGCTCTTCCGCGGTCATCGCCGCCCAGCCCTTTGCCGCGAGCTGCCTGACGAAGTCAACGTCGGCCTGCGTGCGGTCGGTGATGAGGTTGAGCAGCCCGTAGTAGAGTGTGAACGCAGCCGTGTACGTCCGCCCGGCGCTGTTGATCAGCTCCAAATCGACGCGGTAGACGTCGTCGGCCGCCCTGTCCGCAGTCGTTGCCCACGCGTTGTTTTCCTGCTGCGTCCACGTTGTCGGTACGTCGTTTACTGTCCCCGTAACGTATACCACGTCGCTTTGCAGCCTGACCGACAGCGTGCGTGTCACTGACATAGCAGCACTCCTTTCTTTCTCAAATTTTTCAATTTCGCCCTTGACAAATAGTACTATATATGATATTATATTATTGTAAGGAGGGAACGGATTGGAAATCAAGCTCAAAAAGCAGCCCGCAAAGTATCTTGCAAGTGTTGATGAGCCAACAAAGCAGAAGCTGCTCAAAGCATTGGATAAAATAAAATGTTTGGAAGGCGACATTGTATGTATCAACCCGAAGGAGAAGCTGTATAGATACAAACTCGCACATTACCGAATTATATTTTCGTATTCCGGCGGTGATATTATCATCGTGGAAACAATTAACACCCGAACCAACATCAAGTACAGGAGGTACAGCTAATGACATCAAACGAATTTTACGAAAAGCTCAAGCGCATCCCCGTCGAAGCGCCCGACGAGCTGGACAAGGAAATGCTTGCGGAAGCGGCCGCCGAAGACGACGGAACGCTTGTTAACCTAAACGATTTGAAACGCGAATTGGAGGATTACAGCGGCAGACTGGTGCTTCGCATCCCGCGAAGCCTCCACAAAGCGCTCAAGGACGCCGCCGCCATCGAAGGTGTAAGCTTGAATCAATATATGATTTACAAGCTCTCCCGCTGATCGTTTGTGTGAATCGATGCTTTCCGCAGCCCCCGCAGAAATGCGGGGGCTTTTTCATCGTGGAAGGTTCGGATTCAGCCGAAGCGGCATATACAAGTTCGGACTGCGTCCGAACTTGAGCAGTTCGCGCCAAGCGCCAGTAGTTCGGGCAAAGCCCGAACTTGCGTAGTTCGCGCTCTGCGCGAACTATGGTACAAGTTCATCCGATTGGCCGCATACAAGTTTGCCTGAAAGGCAAACTTGGGTAGTTCGCGCTCTGCGCGAACTACTTACCACAACCGTGATAGTGACGGTGGCGCCGGCGTCTGCGGGGTTGGGGACGACAGACGCCGAAACGATCTGCGGCACCGAGGTATCCAGCGTGACGTTCCGCGTGACCGTCGACAGCTTGCCCGCCGCGTCGGCCGCCGTGACGACGATGGTGCTCGCGCCCTCGGAAAGCGCGACCGACTTGGAGAACGCGCCGTTCGCCTGCACGGTCACGTCGCCCTGATCGACGCTGTTGAGGGTGATCGTGATGGTGACGGGCGAGCTGGTCGCGTCGTTGGTCGTGCCGGACACGGTGAGCGCAGGCGCTGCGGTGATCAGCCCCTCGGCGGGAGAGGTGACGTTCAGCGCCGGCGGGACGGTGTCCACCGTGAAGGCCGTGCTCTTCGCCGCCGCTGCGTTGCCGTCGTTGTCGGCAGCTTCGACGGAAACCGTGTGCGCGCCGTCCCCCAGCGCCGCCGCAGGGGTGTAGGTAAAGCTGTACCCGTTGGTGATGGCCGTGTGCGTGACCTCCGCCGCGGATACGGCCGCGCCGTCCAGCTTGACGGCGACCGAGTCGAGATCGACACCCGAGCCGCCGGTTTCGTCCGTCACCGTGAAGACGACAGGCTGCCGGTTGTTGGACACATAGGCGCCGTCGGACGGGGAGAGGATCGTGACGACCGGCGGAACAGTTTCGCGGACGTAGAATTGCAGCCCGTCCAGCGTCGACGCGTCGGCCGTGCCGGTCGTGCCGGCCGTGTTCGTCGCCTCTACTGTCACATTGTAATAGCCGCCCGGATTGTTGTATGACGTCGCGCCCGGCGCGGTCACGGTCGCGGTGTACTGCCCCGCTGTGCCCGTGGCGCTCAGCGTGTACCATGTCCCGTTGATTTGTGCCCGGACTTGCGTGATTGCCATTCTTTATCAACCTTTCTGTGATCGTTTGCGCTATGCGCTGTATTTGACTTATCTGCGGCCGAATTCGCTTCGCATGCTTTGCCGCCCGGGAAGGCTTCCCTGCGCGCGAACCGAAAACCGAACGGCGGTTATGCGAACCGACCTCCGCGTCGCTTTATGCTTCTGCCTGCGGCTCTCCGGCATACACCTCGCCCGCGTAGACCGCCGGCGGATCGACCCATACCGTCCGCTCGGCGACGGTGACAACAAGCACAGCCGCACCGTTGGCCTCCGCCGGGTTCGGTGTGAGCGCCGCACCTTCGATTTGGGGGAGAAGGATGTGGGGCATGTTCAAACCTCTATCATTGTAACGTTATTTTTTTGCGTCAGCACGACTTGACAGTCTCGCAGGACGCCGTCTACAAACTTATAACTCTGTGATGACCGATACCCCTGCGCCGTTTTGTTACGGCGCGTTTGAATCGTATCGAAATCGCCAAGTTCTGTGGCCGGATCGCCGCGTCCGACTCCCTCAACCGTATTTCCGCCGTAGTATTCGGCAGAATATGCCGCCATATCGGCAGGATTGATTTCGCCGCTTTGGACGGCAAACGGGTTGCCGGACTGCACTTCCTTGGTTGCCCCTCGAATGCCTGTGGCGTAAGCGCGTGTTGTCTGTACGCCATCCTTCTCGGTCGTATAGGTGATACGGCTGAGCTTTTCATTGGCTTTGATTGCCGGAAACGCAGACAGGTTGTCCATCGTGACCTGCGAGCCTTCAAAGTCTACATTTCGCAGACGCAAAAACCCTGTCGCGGCGTCCGCGCAGGCAAAGCATCGCACGGCTTGACAAATATATGCAAGCACTTCGCCACAGGTTTTCCCGTCCAATGCATTCGGGTTGTTTCCGAGCGCATCGTATATCGCTCTGGATGCCCCGAAATCAATCGTGTATCGATTTACAAACGTATCTCCGAGATGTGCCAACAGGCTTTGCATCCATTCCTGCAAATCGGTGGGATAGGGCGTTTTCACTTGATAGGGGATGTTCTTAAGCATGCCGATGATGTCCCACAGTTCCCAGCTTTGTGTCATCCCGTCGGCGCTCACCTTCCATCCCATATCGGTTTGGTAATAGGTTCCCACAGAGAAAAACTCTCTGTCGCCGGACGGAAGAACGGCTCCGATTTCTATTTTGACAGCTTGTTTCTGTTCAAGCGCGTAAAAATACCCGTTGGGGTCTTCGGGATCAAACAGGCTGTCGGGGTTGTAAAAGGACAGCGTGCAAGTGCCGTAAGGTGTGGACAGCGCAGATAGATCCGTCTGCTGTATGGCTGTCATCGAAATCATATCGTGTTCCGTCCAGATTTGCAGGATTCCGGGACACATTTCGGTGATGCGGGCGCGATAATCCGGCAGCGACCATGCGGTGATCGTGACACGGACAGCGTCCGGCGAAGCGATTTGCAAGCCTGTCAGCATAATAGAGGATGCAGTGTTGTTCTCGACCGATTCGGTGTAGACGACTGTTTCGCCACGCAGGATTTCTACGGCGTAGCTTGTCGGCCACCCCTCCGTCCCATAGGCGAAAAAGACGCAGCAAGCCGTCATTTCGTCGATGCCTGAAAAATACAACGTCAGAACGACGGGGTCGTCGAATAGGCCGTCGGCGCCGGACAAGCTGTCGCTCATCGTTCCGGCGGCATTCGGCGCCGAGGATGGACTGCCGTCATACAGGCGGAATGTTCCGTCCAGCGTCCAACGGTTGTGCTCAAGCGTGGCGAAGGGCTGCGGGTTTTCAATCGATTTGTCGGTCATTTGTGCGAGCACATTCTGCGAATACATCGATATGTTGCTTTTTCCCACATGCTGGTATTCGGTCGTAGGCGGAATGACTTGGATTGTAACACGCGGTACCATATGCCGCACGTCTGCGACGACTGCGGCCTTAAAAGCCTCGCTTGCCTCAAGCATGCGGCCTCACCTCCCGCAGCGTGAAGCCGAAATTGTGCCAGTACGGCTTGCCGGATTTAGAAAATGCGAATACCGGCTGTTGGATCGATTCGGTGAGAAATGTGCCTGTAAGCATCGTGTCGGCTTCGTCTGCAAGATAGGCGACGGAAAAGCTCGTTTGACCGCGCAGGACGCCGAGTATTTGCCGCATCAAGGCATTGCCCATATAATCATAAGCATATTCGATCATTTGTACGCTGCCGCGCACTTCGACTACACGCCGTCCGCTGATCATATCAATCGGCTGTGAAAGCGTAGAAGGATAACAGCGGTATTTGTCTTTGGACGTCTCCGGCAGAATGATGGTATTGTTTAAGATTAACTGTGTCATATGCGTATGTCCACCTCCGGGTTTGCGCGCATCACTTCCCGCAGGTCGGGGATGATGGCGCGTGAAAATTCCATTCCGTCAATGACAATGGGAATTTCCAGCTTTACGGGCGCCGTGGTATTTTGTATAGCGGCTTGCATACCGTTGACCATACCGGCGGCCGCGTTATAGGCGACGGCCTCTGTCGTCGGGGTTTGCATCGTGACCGCGTCATATACGGGACGCAAATTGTCAGACAATTGCGCGCCAACCGTTATATCTCCGCGGATGCCGCTGACGGCATCCGTTACCGCCTTTCCCATTTGCTCGGCGGCGCGGATAGAGAGCGCTTCTGTGTCTTGAATCCCTTCCGCAAGTCCGCGGTTCAGCATCTCGCCGACCCACGCCATTTCCTTGGACGGGGACGAGATGCCGAAGAAGTCGCAGATGCCGTCCCACACGGAGCCGAAAAACCCGGATATTTTATCCCATAGCCAATCGCCCATACTTTTGATGCCTTCCCAAAGACCTTCGATGATGTTTTTGCCTATGTCTCCGATCTTGAACAGGAATCCCTTGATGCCGTCTATAATGGTCGTAATGATCTTTGGCGCGTTTTGCAGCAGCTTCGGCAGCGCTTTTAGGATGCCCTGTATCAGACTGCCGATGATCTCCCCGGCGCTTGCAACGATTTCGGGCAACGCGCTGATCATTCCGTCTATGATCCCTGCGATCAAGTCCGGCGCGGCGTCTATGAGTACGGGGAGAGCGTCAATAAGCCCTTTGGCCAGTCCTTTTATCAGATCAAAGCCGGCGGCAACAATCTGATCTATGTTGTCGATAAGCCCCTGTGCAATCGTCAATACCGCCTGTACGACCATCGGAATGAGCGCCGGAAGGTTTTCGCTGACACTGTCGATGAGTCCGAGCAGAATTTGCAGGGAGGTGTCCATCAGCAGCGGCAGGTTCTCGATGAGCGTATTCGCAACCATCGACAGCGCGCTCATAATGACGGGCAAGAGCTGCGGCAGGGATTCGTTCAGCGTCGTCAAAACGGAGGTAAAGACCTCGCTGACGGTTGCCAGCAGCGCCGGCGCCGCGCTCACCAGTCCCGAGGTAATTTGTTGGATGACGGCAGGGACGGCGGAAACGATATTCTGGATCACGGGCGTGATGTTGTTGACCATCGCCAGAAAGGCGGTGACGACGTTGCCCGCAAGGTTCGTCATATCCGCGCCCGCGTTCCCCAAGCCGGCGGTGAGCGATTTCACGGACGCTTTCAGCATCCCCATGGAGCCGGAGATTGTCTTTTCGCTTTCCCGGGCGAAATTGCCGGCGTACTGCTCGGTCTTTTCGAAGAACATCTGCATTGCGACCTGCACCTTGTCCGCTTGGCTCGCTTCGTTCCAGACGAAATCCAACCCTTTGCCGACCGCGTATGCCTCGATGGACGTCGCATTCATAGCGACGCCGAGGTTGTCCATCATCTCAAAGTTGCCCTTTGCCGCGCCTGCTACGGCTTCGAGCGCGGCGCTTGTTTCGATGCCCATCACGGACGCCATATCTGCGGCGCGCTGCATAGCCTGTTCGGTCAGTTCGAGAGACGCCTGCTGCTCGATGCCGGAGCCTTGAAACAGGGCGCCCATTTTGTTGGCCGTCGCAAGGTATTCGCTTTGGGAAACGCCGAGGTTTTTATAGGCTTCCTCGCCCGTTTTTTGAATTGCCAAAGCGTATTCGCCGAATACGGCCTCCGCGCCGCCGGTGTTCTGCTCCAGCTCAGAAAAGGAAGACACGACATCCTTGACCAGCTTCCCGGTGGCGGCGGCCACGCTTGCGGCCGTAGCGGCGGCCAGTCCGGCGACGGTTTTCAACGCCGTACCGAGGCCGCCGAAGCGGCTTCCCGTTTCCTCGGCGGCGTCTCCGGCGTCTACCGTCGCCTTTTCCATATCGCCTGTTGCATCCGCAGCCCCGTTCATTTCCGCTTCTGTCGCTTCCAGCTCGTTGGTCATACGGTTGACGTCGGCAATCGCATCGTACAGCGATTTCTGCCATTTCAGCGTGTTGACATTGTTTTTGCCATAGGCTTCCGTGGAAGCGTCCAGTCCTTTTTTCAGTTCCTCGATGCCTTTTTTCTGCGCGTCGATTTGTTTGGTAAGCACTTCCGATTTCGCAATCAGTCCCGCCTGCTCGTCCCCTTCGAGTTTGAACGAATTGGTGACGATTTTCATTTCGCTGTCGAGTACCTTGAGCTGCTGCCCGATTTTTTGTATTTCGTCTCGAAAGGCTTTTTCTCCGTCGATTCCGATTTTCGGGCCTATGTTGATTGCCATTTTTCGTCACCTCACATCCGGGATGATTTCGTCATCGGTCAGCTTTCGTTTTTGACGGCAGCCCTCTCGCTTAATCTGCTCGACGGCAATGAGCGTCAGAAGATCTCCGAAGGGGATGTCGAGCGTTTCGTCCATCGTCAGTCCGACGCGCATCCCGTACCACAGAAACCACGCGGGCGTTATTTCGCCGCCCGCGTGGCCTCTGCGTTTTTTGGATATTCCGCCTCGATTTCCGCGGCCTTCCCCGCCAGTATGGTTTCCTGTATCTTCTCGACCAGCAGCGCGGCGTCGCGCACGTCAAAGACGTCCAGCAGGACGTCTTCGCTCAGCGCTTCCGGCGCGTCTAAGCCGTTGAGCTTCGCGTACCGTTCGCCGGCCTTCATCATCTCGGCGATGATCCATACCGATTCATAGACGTTTTGCAGCTTGTCCTCCGAATCAATGGCGGAACCGATTTCCTCGATGCTTTTGTACCGCTCGGTACAGGAACGTATCACGCGGAGCGAAAAGCAAAGGAGATAGCGCTTGCCGTTGATTTCAATCGATGTCGTTTTCATTTTTCTGCTCCTTTGTCGTATGCGGTTTTATGCGCCCGCGCCGGAGGTGATGTTCAGCCGCGCTTTGATGTATGCCTCGGCCTGCGCTTCGGTCGTAAAGGTTGCCTCGCGCTTCCAGACGTGGTTTGCGCTGTCGTCGCGCATAATGGTCGCGCTCAGCTCGGGCACCTGCCATTCGATTGTCTCGCCCTGTGTGGTCGCCGCGTCGGAGGGGACGCCGAACATGACCTTTGTCAGCACGACTGCGCGCCACTTATACACGCCGCTGACCTTTTTCTTGATGATAAAGCCGGCGCCGAGGTAAGGCGTTTCCTGCGTGTCGTCATAGATCAGCTCGCTTGCGTCTTCGTCGGTGACGCCGGTGATTTCGGTGAGGGCTTCTTCCTTGATGCCGAGGATGGCTTTGCTGACCTCCTGCGACAAGTCGTCTGTCGACAGCGTCAGCGTGCCGCCGGCGAAGGAACGGTCGGTCTCCGCTATGGCGTTGTCCGCGTACAGGTTGTTGTCCTCCGTGGTCTCGACTTCTATGTTGGCTTCCGTCGCTTTGCCCATCACGCCGCCGTTGGCGTAGGACACTGTCGTGCCGGTGTTGGAATAGACCGCGTAATAGGGTTTGGAAAGTCCGATTGTTGCCATGCTTGCTTCTGTCCTTTCATTTCATAATTTTTGCACTTTCTTCATCGATGATTTTCGCCATCGTCTCTTCTGCCGCTTTTTTCGTTTTCCGCACCGCCGGCGCGACGAAGGGCCGCTTTTTGGCGATGCTTGAACCGCTTTCGATCGACCGTGCAAGGAGCACGTTCGGCTGCCCTTTCGGATATTTCTTTGTTTTCATACCGTTGTACCCGTCAAATCCGAGCTTGACGTTCAGCATCCCGTCTTCGCTCCCCATCGGACTGATGCCGAACCCGTCCTGCAAGCCCTTCTTGGCGGTCTCGGTCAGCGGCGCGCTCCAATGGTTGTTATATGCGATCACGCCCCATTCGTCCTTAACGGCGGGCAGCGCGTCGATGTTTGCGCGCACGGCGTCGGCGACGATTGCGGCGCCTGCGCAGACGGCTTTTTCGGCGATGGTTTTGCCCTCCTTGCCCAAGGCGGAAAGGCGTTTTTCATATTCCTTCAGCCCGGGGAATTTGATGATTGCCAGTTATGCCACCTCCCACGACCATTCGTAATGAATAAAGCCGGTGTCCTCCTCGTACTGCACGGAGGACAGCGACCACGCAATGCCGTGGCTGCTGAGCGCTTCGCCGAATGCGTCGACCCAAGGGTCAAACTCCTGCTTTGTAAACAGGTCGGTCGTCCCCGTGACGGCGCGTTCGGCGTGGCTGTCGTCGGCGGCAAGGACGTTTTCGCCGTCCTCCTGCCAAACGAAATAGCGGTCGGAATGCATCCGCTCGATATGGCTGACTTGGTCGGTCACATCGAGATGTGCGGCAAGAATCTTTTCGTACCACATCATTCTGCGCCTCCTTCGAGCGCGACGTCTTCAAACCTCTGTTCGATTTTGGCCAGCGTGATGTCCACAGAGGGCGGATACACGCCTTCCGCGGTCTGCACAAGCTCCACGCGGTAGCGCTTCCCGTCTTCGGTAATGGCCATATCTTGACTGCTGACCGTACCCGTCCGCGGTGTGCGGACGACGCGCTCGACGTCAATCATGTTTTGCTTACTCTGGTAGTATCGCTGGAGACCGAGACGCTGTTCTTCGTAGCGCAGCGTTGTTTTCAGCGTCGCCTGCGGCTGCGGCATATATCCCGGCCGGGCGGCGTCGGTTAGGGTGTAGATGCGCACGACTCCGTCGTTATAAGCCTGCGTGATTTCATTCGACGGAAGGTATGGCGTTTTGCGCATAGTCCTTCACCGCCTTTTCGTTCTGCATCCCGAGCAGCAAAGACAGATAGTTGCTCTCAAACACATCCAGCGCGCTGTCGCGGGCGTATCGCACATATTCCATCAACAGCGTCCGCGGCATCCCGTCTTTGGTGTAGTCCGCAACGGCTCCGTATTTGGCGTCAAGATACGCCATCCCGGAGGCAATGAGGCCGCCGATCTTCTGATCGGTGGCCTCGTCGTCCCATGTGATGTTCAGATAGTTCTCTACGTCAGCCAGCAGGCCGGCGGGCAAATTGTTGCGGTCTGCCATTATGACTTAGTTACGGTTACGACGTAGGATTTCGTCGCGGTTCCGTTTGCGGCGGTCACTTTGACCGTCAGCGTATTGGCGCCGGCGCCCCACGTCACGGCTCTGCCGTTGACTACGCGAGTCGTCTCTTCCTCTGCGTCCTCGTTGGTGATCTCAACCGTCGCGTTTGCGTCGGCGGGGATTGCGGTCACGGTATTGGTTGCGTTTGTGGTGGCTGCGGTGTAGCCGGTCGTCGTCGCGGCGGAAAAGGCGGGCGAAAGGGTAAGGCCGCCGATTCGCAGGTCGGCCAGCTCGGCCACGGCGGACGCGGCCGGCGCCGTCACCTGCTGCACCTTCCAGACGGCGGGCTGCACGGACGAGATGTCAAGCACGAAAAATGCGTTGTTGTCCATCGGGAAGCCGTTGGCGTAACCCTTGATGAGATACACCCGTTCGTCCTCGATGAAGTGGTAGTGGTCGGAATATTCGATCCGCCCGTCCTTTACGGCGCCGGCGGCGCCGAAATATTTGTACCCGATACCGATGATGGCTTTTCCTTGATCGACGGCGGGCGTCTGAATCACGGCCATCGGATAGGGCAGCACGTCGTTGCGGTAGCTGCCGTCCGGCCCCATCAGCGTGGTGGCGGGCATAATTCGCTGAAAATAATCCACAGGATTGACCACAAGGATCACGTCTCGGACGTTGCGCGCTTTGCCGTTGGGGTCGACTGCCATCAGCGCCAGCAGGTTTCCGATGGTTTCGGGCGACAGGTCGCTCACGGCAATGGCGGATTTTTCGGGATATACGCCGCCAGTGACGGTCACGTTGTCGCCGACCTGCCGGTTCATACCGATCGGTTTGCCGTTGCCGTCGCCCGATACGAAGCCGGCTTCCAGTCCGTTGGCGTAGGCTTCGTACAACACTTGGCGCACAAAGCTGTCCAGCCACTCGGGGCCGAGTTCCAGCATTGCCTTGCAGACCGGCATAAACGCGGACAGCTTGAGCAGCGACGTGTCGACTTCCTTAAAACCCGACGTCAATTCTTCCACGATCTCTGCGCAGAGTTGTCCCCACGCGGCCTTTTGATACCCGTTGGTATTCATCATCATACGAATCGCGCCGCGCGTATTGACGAATTGAATATGCGACAGCAGCGGGTGTGCGGTCTGGAGCTCGTCAAAGACTGCGTCGAGTACGGTTTCCGGCATCACGACGTCAAGGCCGTTGAGCGCCTGCTTGGGGTCTTTGGCTTTCATTGCTTCGGCTAACTTTTGGTAATAGGTGCGCTCCTCGCTCGTGAGCTGCCGCACGCCGCGGGAAGCCAGTGCGCGCCGATCCATCTCGCCTTCGAGCTTGTCGAATCGGTTGGCGTATTCGGTTTCGATGTCGTCCCTAATGCAGAGCAGCATCTGCTCGAACGAATTGTAAAACGCTTCGTTGTCGTTCTCGCGGATGGCTTTCTGCATAGCCTCCCGCACATCGCTGCGGATTTGGATGTCGTTGGATTTCATTTGTTATCCCCTCTCAAACAATTTCAGTATGTTGTTTTTCTTTGGCTCCTGCGGCTTTGCATTTTGCGCAAATATACGCCGGAAAATCTGTTTTTTGGCGTCCTGCGTATACGAGCCGGACGCGTCGGCGGTAATGGACGTGGCGATATGGTACTCCAACGCCTGCTCCGGCGTCAGCCAGACCTCGTTTTGCATCAGTTCGCGCACGGTTTCTTCCCGCATTCCTGCGCGGTCGACAAATGCGCGTATACCTATGCCGGTCATTTTCTCTGCGTCATACGCTGCCGCGCGCAGGTCGTCCGCATATCCGCAGGCGCAGGCGAAAACTTCGTGGAGATAATAGGCGGATAAGTTGGACGCGTACCGATTGTCTCCCGCCAAAAACGGGAACAACGCGGCCGAGGCGACGAACCCGTCGCCGTAGGTGTTGATCTTCGCGGGATGCCGCAGCAGCGCGTTGTAAATGGCCCATCCTTCGGAGACCGCGCCGCCGTAGCTGTCGATGTGTACATGGATCGTATCGGCTTCCAGCGTTTCAAGCTGGCGCACAAACCGGCTTGCACTTGTACCCGCGTCTTCTCCGTCGGCGGTTATGTCGCCGTAAAGATAAATAGTGGCTTCGTTTTCGGCCTGCCGAATTGTGTAATGGCTTGGCATTTCATTATCACCTCCTTTTAGCAACGCCCTCTCTGTCGGTTCTCTTTCTTCAAGGGCGTATTGTTCAGGCTTTGGCGGTACGGGCGGCGTCCTTGGCTCCGACAGCTTTTGTGCTTTCCGTCATTGCGGAAATATTTTTCGTCATAAAATGCTCGTCCGCCCACGGTTCTAAAATGGCGGGCTGGCCGGCGGCTCGGCGCACGTCGTTGATGGTAAAAGCGCCCGAACCGATCAGCTTTTCCACATTCGCGGCGTTTTCAAAAATATCGAAGTGCAGGATGCTCGATGAATCCACCCGCAGATAGTTCCCGCGCTTCCATTCCTCGTATCCGTAGCGTTTGCGGTTGATCTCTTCTTGAAGCTGGTCGCACAGCGGGTCTATGCAGTAGGTCATAAATCTGCTGTTGGCGTCGGCGGTGCCTTCCACCGTGCCTTTGACCAGTACGGCCGGAATCAGAAACGCACGGGCGGTAAAGTCAAAAATATCCTCGGCCAGCGCCTTGATGTCACGCGTATCCCGCGCGTTCGATCTTCCTCCCGATTCGATGCGCGTGTAGTCATAACCGTCGAACTCGGGCAGGATTGCGCCGTCGCTCTGTAAAAAGGGCTTGAACTGTTTTTCGATCATGTTCTGGAAATTTTCCATCCATCCGGGATCGTTCTGCGCAAGCTGTTCGACATGCACCTTCCAATGCTGTCCGTTGTCCCATTTATAAGCCCTTTCCGCCGCGCGGAGCAGACGGGAATAGGACTCGTAAAGCCCGTTGAGCACCGGCCGGATGTCTGTGTGATTGAGCTTGAAATGCAGTACGTTGTTCTCCCATATGGGGTATTGGTATCGGTAATCGCCGACGACAATGTTTTTGTATTCGTTCTGCCTGCTCGGCCACGCTTCGGGCGTATCCCAGCTATCGGCGACGACGAGGGCGTCCGTGTGCTTTTGCGGCAGCGTCTCGACGACCAGCGCTTCGTTGTGCATATACAGCTTGGCAACGAGCTTGTGCAGGAATACGGTGGAGCTTTCGTTTGCGTTGGGAGAGTAATTCCACATGTAATACTCGCCTTCGCGAATTTCTTTGCTGTTTTGATAGGTGCGGAATTCACACCGGCCGAGCGCGGAAGCAATCATATTGACGCAGACCCAAAAGGACAGCTCGCGAATCTGGTATTCCTGCGCGGCTTCGATCAGTTCTTTGCAGGCAATCTCACGGTTTTCGCCTTTCCCGTCCTGCCCGCGCAGCCATTTGAAAAAATGGAATGCCGTTGTCCTCACCTCCTCTTTGCTCGTTCGTCATCGGATGGCCGTTCGGCCGACGAGCCGAGCTGCATTACAGCCGAATGGCGCCGATGGACGGCAATGCCGCCGGCTGGCCGCCGCCTAAAACAGATTCCGCGGTCATAGCGGCGACGAGCGCCATAAACATATCGGTTTTTCGGCTCTTGCCTTCGATTTTTGCGTAAATAAAGTTGCCCGTGTCCATTCCTGCCTTTTTCGAGCTGCGGACACGTTTGGTGTTGTTGACCGCCCAGCGCAGGCAAGGGTTGTCGCTCCAGCAGAAATATCCGCGGTCAAAGCAAATCTGGATTACGGGATCGACTGTCATAATATCCGACGGCCGCACGAGCTTGACGCGCGTTTTATCTGCGGCGTCAAAGCCGATCCGGCGCATAGCTTCCGATACCAGCGTCCATCGGTAATGATCCATCGCAAGCATTTTGACGTTGTACGTCTGCGCCGCCTGCCGGATATAGTCCGCAAGCAGATCCGGGTGGATGCTCACATCATCCACGACGGTTAGGTGCCCCTGCCGTTCCCACTCGCGCCACGGCGGTTTCACACGGGCAAGCGTTTTCGATTGCAGGCACAGCCATGCGTGGTTGATGTCGTACCGCTCGTCACCACGCCGGAAATGTAAATTGACGGCCGCCCAGTCGGACAGCTCGGCGTAATCCACGCCGGCAATACAGCTCCAACCGTCCAGCTTCGGCAGCGGCCGATTGGTCGCAAGCACCTTGTCGTAGTCCGTGACGGAGATTTCTCTGTATCCGACGCGCAGGCCCATCCGCTTTGTGAGAAAATCGCCGTTCTGCTCGGGGTGGGTTATCCAGTCCTGATATTCGTCTTTGATTTCCTGCAGGAGATGCGGCAGATAAGACAGGGACGGGTTTGCCATATACCAGCACGTGGGGTCGTGTACCTGCTCGATACTGTCCAGACAGCAGATAAACGGCAAAAAGCCGTTGTCCGGCTCGCCTTCGAACAGGATGCGCCGCCCTCTCGCAAGGTAATCGTCCAACGGCCCGTCGCTTACGTCGCCATTGGATGTGAAAATACCGACGCGCGGCTGTGCGACCTTGCCCTGACCCGTAATAAAAACCTTGATGTTGTCGTAGTTTTCAAATTGATGCACCTCGTTGAAGATAACTTTCCCCGAGCGCATCCCGTCGCGGCCTTTGGGATTGTTTGTCCTGCCTTTGACGACGCCCTTGTTTTTGCGCCCTTGGATCAGCTCCTTGGTATGGTAATAGTGCCGGCTTAGTTTTGCTTGGTGCTTCGGGCTTTCGAGTACCTCCGCAAAATCCTTCACCGGCGTTACGGCCTGTTCTTCGTTGTTGGCACAGATGTCTACGTTGTAGTGCGACACGGGATTGTACGGGCTGACCGAGCAGGCGGCGTCGAACGCTATGTAGCCGTCTTTGCCCGCGCCGCGTCCGACCATACAGAGCAGTGTTTTCCAACGCGGCGTTTTGTCCGCCTTATATGTGCAGTTCCAGAGCGCAAAAACGAATTCTTCCCACGGAAAGAGCTTCTCAAACGGAAAATACCGCACGATATGCAAATAATTTGCAAGCTGTACGGCATCGACATATATGTCTTCGGTTGCAAAGCAATTGCGGATATGCCGGACAAGCGCGTGCTGTTCGCGGCATTGCCTCGGCTCGTCCCGCTCGACAAGCGCAAGGTAGCGCAGGATTTCATCGGGGAGTTTAGAGTTCATCATCCTCGTTGTCCGCTCTCTTGGCGTTCAAACCGTCGTCCTTGAAGCCGAGCGCGGAATAGATGGCAAGCATCTGCCGGGACACCTGTACCTCCAGCGATACGCTGCGGTTTTCCACCAGCATCCCGCGTTTTTCGTCCATAACGCAGACACCCCGCGCTTCGATGTCAGCTTCCAGCTCTTTTCGACGCTGCCAGAGGTCCATATACTCGTCCACCTTGTCGGCATACATCGTTTCAACCAATCCGCGGGCGGCGAGATTGTCTGTCAGCGCCTTTTTCAGCTTCCGATATGCGGCGGATGCGGCTTTTTTCGCCATCCCGGCGCCTCCTTTCGCTTTTCATTTCCACAGGACAAAGCCTTGCGCGCGTATACGCGAAGCATGTCGGCTTTGTTACCCACCCACTCGATTAGCCGGCAGGGGAAGGACATCGTTTTTTTGAATGGGGGGTAGCAGTTCGAGCAAAGCTCGAACTGCGCGAGTTCGCGTGTACGCGAACTCGTACTCGCGTGTACACGAACTCGTACTCGTACGAATGTGGACTTTAATCCCAACGCTCTTCCGTGACGATTTCCTTTTCAGGCTCGTTCTGCCGTTGGCTTTCCGGATGGAGCGCTTCGTGACATCGCTTGCAAACGCTTATGAGCTGCCGTTCCTCTCCGTCCCATATGGACAGCGCAAGGTCAGGGCGGTCTTTCAGGTGCTTGACATGGTGTACAATCACTGCGCGGCTGAATCGTCCGGCCGCTTTGCATCGCTGGCATTCGTACCGGTCGAGGCGAAGGACTTTTCTCCGGCGTGCGCGCCATTCACCCCAGCTATAAAAGCGCCATTCCTCGCCGTTTTGCAGCAAAGCTACAAGTTCTCGCAGCCGCAAAGGAGAAATGTCGTCCGTATATGTTTTTTTCACATTACCAGTATAAAACGTACAAAGTCAAATTTCCATTCCAAATTTTTTCAAATGGAATCGATTGCGGAGGCGCCAAAATAGAGCAGCGCAAATTGAGCGACCGCTCTGTTGCGCAGATTATATATCGTTGTCAGGGATTCCACACACATTCTGCGCATAATTTCCTCTTTCGGCAGGCGCTCAATGTACCAAAGACGCGCGATTCGGCTTTGCTCGTTTTCCATTTGCGCCAAAATCGCTTTGATTTCACGAATATACGATTCGGTTTTTTTGATATGTCTCCGCACTTCCGTCAGTTCAAGCATTTCGGTCAGGGCATCATTGACGCTCTTTGCGTCTGTAAAAGGCTTTGTGTAATCGATCGCCGCCGGAGTCTTCGGAGCGCCACTGCTTACAATACGGTTTTCGCGTTGCTGCAAATTTTCAACCGCTCGTTCGAGGTCGGGTAGAGAAGACAGAATTTGCTCGGCCGCCTTAAAGTAGTTCATTGCGTGTCACCTTTCTTTTTGGCATTTTTAGACCAAAGTATTTTTTCCGCCTGCTGGCGGGCGGGGATAACCCGAGAACAATCCCTGCCTGGCGGCACCGGGAATAACGTGTGCACAAGTCATTGCGGGAGACGACTTGCACACACGTTATCTCCCGGTCGGGATTGTTTCCCGGGTTATCTCCCGCGGGAACGCGCCTGCGGGCGCTCCTTTTAGATTGAATTGTTCAGCACAAAGAATTGAATGGCAGATTTATTTTGCTATCGCTTTCGGAAGTGATCTGTTCGTTTTTTTGGTTTTTGGGATTCGTTCGTAAACTTTACGCATTTACAAGGCTGTAAAAAGCTGACCCCGATTCAGCTTTTTCGATTTTCGTTTTTCTTCTTTCCGGGCTTGTCCGGTGATTTTATGTATTTATAATATAGGTATCCGAAACAGTTGCTGCGCGTTTCCACAAGAATATAACCCTTTGGTGCCTTTGGCGGTCGGCTTTCGCTATATGTACGCCGAATTGGTTTGGCGTCTTCTTTTTCGGGGCTTCTGGCATTTCGGGTTTGCTTCCACCGATGTCCGCCCTGTTCGGGCGTCCAGTGGTCGAACAGATAATTGGCAAGGCCCGTATAGTCCTGCCCGTGGTCTACGCCGTTGTAATAGTTATGCTCCCGCAGGTGGTCGATCCGCAGGATGCTGCCCTGTCCCCATTTTCGTTGGATGGCTTCCGGCGGCACTCCGTCGGCCAGCATATGCATATGAATGCGGTGTGTGCTTTTCCCACGACCGAGATATGCAAAGATCACGGCGTCGGGGTAATCGTATTTCAATCTGCGGATGTAACGGTCCCGAATCTTTTTCGCTTCCGTGAAGGTATGTACCTCGTGCGCGTCGTCGAGCGTAAGCGTACAATATAGAGATGCCGGAGAAAAATTTTCGTTGATCAGTCTTGCGTGTTTGCGGCGGGAGATGCCCTCTCGGTGTTTTTCCCTCTCCTCCTCGTTCTTGAACCGCAACCGTGGGGAAGCCTGTTTGATATCCTTGATGCGGTCCGATATGCAAAAGACTTCCTGCTCGCACACCACGCCGGAAAAGATTCTGCGTTTGACCTTCTGCATTTCCGTTGACCGTCCTTTGCTTTATTTTTTGAAAAACCATTTTATACACAGCTTTACACCCACAACTAAATAAGCGGAGCCATAATGATGGCTGTACAAACACCTGCTAAGAGCCAGACAGTAGCGGGCACATTCATCTTTCTTTCCTCTTCAGCTTTTATCCTGTTCGGATTTGTTCTCTTGTTGATTGTTCGTTTGTTTTCTTACTCCGTAGCTGCAGGGGAGTTCGGACGCAAGTCCGAACTCCTGTGTTCCCAATACACACAATCCCTGCATAACGTGATCGCAGGCCTGTCATCACCGTCTTTTATTTCGGGAGTTCGGCCGTCGGACAAACTTCGAATCAAGTCCATAATCTGAGGGCGCAGCTTGTCCTGCAATTCTCTTTGCAGATCAGGGTCTGCGTATTCGTGTGTGTATATCGGTCTACCGAGCACCTTTTGGCAGTATTCCGCAACGTCTGAGAAATCCGGCACGAGCAAATAGCCCGTGTACGCGGAAATCAGTACCGCTTCCTGTTTGGTCATCGCGTATTCTCCGTTCCTTTCATAAAACACGCCCAAAATGTGCCGCTTTTTTACCTGAATGGTGGCCAAATAGCGGACGGCTTCCAATTGCTTCCCATACCTTTCTTGCCGGAATTTCCGTCTCCGACCATTTGAAGATCAACACACCGTCCAATCTGAGCACGCGCATACACTCCCGAAATCCGTCGCGAAGCATTTGCGGCCAGTTTTCATCCAGACATCCGTATTTATGCCACAGCCATGCATTTTCGTTGATATGCTGCAATTGCGGCGGATCGAACACAACCAGAGAAAACGTGTTATCCTCAAACGGAAGGTTTGTAAAATCGCATTGAATATCCGGTTCGATGATACACGATCTCGTTGACATGTAATGCGCGCCTCTCCGTTTGTCGCAGTACACTGCGGCCGGATGATGCTTGTCGAACCATATGCTCCTGCATCCGCAGGTGACATCTAATATCTTTTTATCCGCAGGTATTGGAATTCGTTGTTTCATCCTTCTATATCCTCTTAAACTCGATCACCCACACCCACGGGTTCGCGTCCCAGCCGTACCGTCCGCTTTCCTGCGGCCTGACCGTGCTGTTCCAAAGGGCGGCGAACGCACTTCCTGCGGTCTCCCATCCGTCGCCCGGGAGTTCGGCTTTCCGGTAATGGTATGCCGGGATAAAATCTTCGTGCTGCAGCCGTATGCCTTCCCGCTGCGCCTGCTCTTCGCTGATTTCCCGCAGCCGTTCGAGCCGTACGTCCGTCACCCGCAGGAACAGCCGCGCCGCTTCCTTCGGCATATGGATCGAGGGATGCCATCGCGGCACCTGCCGGTCATTGTCTGCTTTGTAGGCATATATATCCGGCGCGGCCTTTGCCCACGTTTCACGTACCCGGAGGATATCGCCCGCCGCATAAGGCATCCGCCGCTCCGCGAGATATTGGGTGATGCCGTCTTCATTGATTCCTTCTACGGTGTATGTACGGGCGTTATGATCGATCGTATCCGAAAGCGGAACCGTAAGTTTGTTTGCATCCCTGCATATCCGCCGCGTCACGGTTTTACTTCCCGAAAGGATCGCGCGGACCATATCCGTGTTGAATAAGATCGGTCTCACTTCAATCCGCCTCCCTGAATTCTCCGTTCTCCACCGTGTACCACGTGTCCGGCCTGATCCTTTCGCCGTCTACGACCGCGGCCTTCCACTCGGCAATGTCATACGAATCCTCCTTTTCCACACACACCACCAGCACGCTGCCGATGCCGCCCCTGACTTTGGCATGTTTCCCGCGCGCCGCCGCGACGCCGTTTTCTCCGGCAGACGAGGAACCGCGGGAGGCGGAAACGCCATAATCGCCCGCAGATGCGCTGCCATACCTGCCCGCAGATGCGCTGCCGGACCAGCCCGCAGATGCGCTTTCCCTGTCTCCTGCGGCGTTTGTTTTTGCAGGGTCGCACCGTGAACGGACGTATTCAAAGTGCAACTTGCAGATCTGTTCCGTGCTCAGTTCCGCGCCGATTTTGATTTTCTTTCCTACGACCTTGCTGTCTTCGGGGCTCCGCTGTCCGTTGTCCTCGATCTCGACTTCACAATACCGGCTTGCTGCGGGCGCGTAATGGCCGAAGCAGTCGAGCGGATTTTCACACGCGTGGAACCCGATGCTGCACAGGTCCGCCGCGTCGGTTTCGTACGCCTTTCCGATCTCATATTGGAATCCCCTGCATTTCATATCCTTATTGAATCCCTTGTATGCCTTCATTTTCTTCCTCCATTCTCTTTCCTATCGCATCGAATACCGGATAAAACTGCTGCGGCACTACGGCGTTTCCGAGGCATCGGTTTCTGTCCATTGCGCCGGGAAACCCATCATCCGCTCGAGTAACAAGGGGTTTAACAGGTTCATCGTTCCAGGCGTATAAGCGTCCGCCAGTATCTCCAGATTGTTCAGAGACGCGGAATGCCGCACACCACTCGGACGGACATGCGTTTTTCGACCACAGAAGCTCTTTGCCGTCGTATGATCGTATCCCATGCACAGATTGGCGGTCGGCGTGGGCAACAATCGCCACTCTTTCTCTCCGGTGCACCGCTCCGGCGTCGGAAGCGCGTATAACACCCCAGCCGACAGTATACCCCAGAGCGGCAAAGTCCCGCAGAACTCCTCGAAAGAACCGTCCAGCCTCGCTTGACAGTAATCCCCGTACATTTTCAGCCACGACCCATTCCGGCTCAATCTCGCCAATGACACGCCGCATTTCCGGCCAGAGATCACGCCCGTCACAAGACGCTTTACGTTTTCCCGCAACGCTGTGCGGCTGGCAGGGGACCCCCCCCTGATATACAATCCACCGTCCGCAGTCCCGTCCTTGCATAAAAATCCTCCTTTGTCAGCGTCCGTATGTCCCGCCAGCGCGGTACGTCCGGCCAGTGCTTTTCCAGCACGCGCGCAGGATATTCCGCCCACTCGCACTGCCCGACCGTGCGGAACCCTGCCCATTCGGCGGCCAGGTCAAGCCCGCCGATGCCGGTAAACAGGGACAGGTGCGTGGGACACAGCCGCTTCATGCTTCCCCGCTCCCTTCCGCGATGAGCTCCTCCATTGTCATCTGGCCTTCCGCGTTCTGGTCCTCCAGCCACCAGCGCATAACATCTTCGGCGTTATGCCACAAATCCGATTTCAAACCCTTTGAACGTCTCACATCCAGCATCCGCTCAAACGCGTGCAAATATGCCTGCCTATACTTCGGCCAGCGCACAAATTCATTTACACGTGCAACATAACCAGCCATCGGACAGCCGACGCAGCCAACGCGTGTATATCCCATCCCATACAGCGGATTCGTGCATATATGATTGTCGTGTATGTACTGCCACACCTCCGCATCCGTCCAGTCAATCAGCGGATTGGTCACGCGCGTACCCTTGAGACGGCAATCCTCATACAGACGGCGGGATTCGTCATTATCGTTAACGAGAATTTTGTCTTCTTTCCGCGGTGCCAGGGCCTCATATGCCGCACGTTTTGCGCGCGCGGAGCTCTCCTGCCAGCGCACGCCGGTCGCTATCATCCGGCCTTTACCGGACGATTCCTTGAATACGGAACAACAATAACGCATAAGACGTGTAGGCGGAATACCCTTCTGCACGATCAGTTTCCACATCGTTACGCGCTTCCCCTTATACTTTCCGAATTCGATATGCGCGGATATGCCATCCAGCTCCAGTTCACGAAAGACCTTTTTCACGTGACGGACGGTCTCGGGCGCATCAACGGTTGTCAATCCGTGAGACACCTCAATCGGGATATCCGCGCGTCTTGCCAGATGCAGCAGCACGTCGCTGTCCTTACCGCCGCTGTATGTAATCACCATCGGCTTGCCCGTATAGCGCTCCGCCATAAGGCTGCCCGTGCGCAGACGTGCAATTGCCGCGTCTATCTTGTCCATTTTCCATACTCCTCGAACGTTCTGCACCTGCGGAAGATTCGCCGGTTGTTCACCCAGCGCTGCAGCTCGCGCGTGATCTGCGGCGCGTTGGGCTTATCGTACACCATCACGTATGGGTCATACCCCATATCGCGCAGCGTGTACACACGGTACAGGTCATATTCGTGCGTCGTATCATAGTTGGTCAGCACGTATACGGCCGCGCAGCTTCCGTGCGGCCTGCGCGGGCTGCTGTCCGCATAACGGCGCAGGCCGGCAAGCACGGCGTGTTCGTATTTCTCCATATCCCACGCGAAGCGGAGTTCCCTGACTTTGATTTTGTGCAGCCGTTCTATGTTTTCATCCGTGAGCCGGCGGCAATCCAAGCCCTGTGTGAAATCCACATATGAATCGGAATCGGCAAGCTGTCCGAGCAGCTCTCCGCAGTCCCTGCAGGCGAGCAGGTTGGCGTCCATCAGCCTGATGGTTTTCTGCCCGTTCCAAAATTCCGACAGGTCCGCCACCTTGTGGGTTACAATCCCCTCTTTCTGCGACACGATGCAGAACGGGCAGTTGTTCGGGCAGCCGCGCGTAAGGTATCCGCAGGCCGTGTCTGCGGTATACTGCGGGTAAAGGCCGTAGTCCGGGCAGGTATGTTCGATTTCCGGCGGGAGTGTTTCGTCGTATCGGATGCACGACGTACTTTCCACAGAGAACGCCGATACCCAATCACCGTTGACGAAATACTGGAGTTCGCCGTCCGTTCTCCGCACGTATCCCGTCCCGCCCTTGACGACCCGCTTTGCGTTGACCGGCTCCGGCACGTCTGCGGAATAGGTTTCGTCGAACACTTTGGACATATACACGACGTCATAGGTCTCGAACCCGTTCCACCACCGTACATCGTCGCCGAGGCGCTTATGGTAGCCGGACAGCTTCATCAGCGCGAGGTTCGGAAAGTTGTGTCCGTCTACGTCGATCAGCCCGATCGTCATTGCTTATGGCACCTCCAATGAATAAGTATGTGCTGCGCAACACTTGTTTTCTGTCGGTGTTTGTGATATTATGATGATAATATTACTAAAAGGGGGAAATATTGTTGGAAGAACGTTTGCTGCAGTGCTACTTAAAGTATTTGAAAGATAGGCACAAGTCCGATAAGATTCTTGATTTTATCAGAATGCTTATAATTCCTATGCTTTTATGGCTCGTCGCTTTGCTCTTGACGGTGCCGAGTTTGGCGTTCTCTGCTACGCACCCCTATATCACATTGTTTTGTTTCGCTCTTCAGCTCTTCTTCATATATTCAATGCGCGAATATGTCAATCGTTTCAATATTCAAAACAGCGTAGCATCGTTTGAAAACTACAGGCAGCATTGCGAAGAATTGGCGCGTTGGCTGCGCAGCAAATGCAAAATTGACCCCGAAAGCGTGATTATGCAGGAAATGATCCCCAAAATCGAATGTATGGCAGAAGAAATAAAGACTGAAAGAGAAAAAAAGGAAAGCCGCACAGAAAAGATTCTTTACGCAGTTCTGATTCCGATTGTATTGATTATTCTTACAGAACTGGTGAGAGACAAAGACTTTGCGGAGGTGCTTAGCGTTTCCGTCAGGATTTTGGCCATTTTCTTTCTGCTTTACGTTGTGATACAAGGTGTTGTAAATATAAAGGTTGGCGGATTACATAAAAAGGAAGAGCAATTCAAACGCTTTGCCGCTGATCTTCGAGCTGTACAGAATTTCCGACGTTTGGAACAATATTCGGATAACCACGACAACCATCCAGAAAGCTGATATCGCTTTTCAGAAATTCGCAGACTTCCTTGTGAAAGATCAGTGCTACGGGAATGCTTTTTGGCTGGTGTTGTGGATATGCATTCAATGCTGCCGCATAGGGAGCAGGCAGTTCGGCCATTGGCCGAACTCCTACCAGCCTCGATTCCCCAAGACGCGCAACGCCAGCCCGCAGCCTCCGAACAGCGCCAGCCCGAAGGCGGCCTGCGCAAAGGCTTGTCCGGCCGGTACGGAGCCGCAGTCGAGAGCGCCCGCTGAGCCGATCAGCAGCACAAGTCCGGCGGTCATCGACATTCCAAGCAGTTTCTTTGCGAACTTGGCTCGCTTTTTCATTACAGGGTTGGCTATCGGCTTAACTATGATATGCTTCATCATTTTCCACTCCTTGCGACAAGCAGCATCGCTACGATGCGTTTGCTGTAAAAACGCCGTGTTTCCTCGTCTGCGGGATATAAACTGTATGTCTCCCTCTCATAGTTTGGATATCCGTAAAATAATCCGCCGAGTTGTCCGTTGGTATCCGGCTCGATGAGGCGTATCATCCGGGCGCCGGGCTTTTTTCTGGATGCGCCTACGTCTATGTATTGCTCTCGCATTTTGCTTCCCCCTTGATTCGGTGGTATTCTCTTGCGACAATGCGCGCGATCTCGTCCAGTACTGCTTTTTCGGCTTTATCATCCGGCAGATCGTCGTAGATCGGTATGTCGTCCGTCGGCTCGCCGGATTCGTCACGGTATAGGATAGTGCCGATTTGCACTTTCATTGCTGCTTCTCCTTTTTGCTGGTTGTAGCATTTATGTTGACAATTAACTCGTAATCGTGTAGTATATATATAAAACAATAGAAGGAGTGTATCTAAAATGGATGCCGTTCTTACCAGAGATGCTGACAAAATGCTTTGCGAAATGTACGCAGTATATTTGGAACGCAGAGCTGAAGGAACCCCAAAGAAAGCTGCTAAAGAATTCCTTGATCCTTCTAATTGGCCAGAAAAATATGCTGATAGATGGAAATCCGAAGATGGTAAAGAGACCTTACGTGAATTGAAACAAAAAGGTTATATACGAATAATGATTTTGGATGGTTTTATAGTTGAAGATAGTGTTATAACTTATATGGAAAATCGTTTTCCGAACGGCCTTTCCAATGTTTTGGAGTGGTTGGGGAAGATAAAATCGGTTCTTCCATTTATTTAATATTTGCCTGCTCGGTAGCGAATCACTTCGGAACGCCCCGCTTATGCGGGGTGTTTCTTTCGCTACGATTAACTGAGCTTTAAGCTTTCACGTTTAGGATCTTCAGTTGAAAACAGTTCGTTCGGAGATACCATAAGTGCATTAGAAATAGCAATAATATCGCTGTCTGTTATCATTTTTCTGCCTGTCATCATATTACTGAATGTTTTTTCATCATAACCTGCCATTTTAGCGACCGCGCGTTGCTTATACCCTCGTTCGAGTATAATGCGTTTTGTATTCCTTGCGACAATAGAAACCATACTTAATTTTCTCCCTTCTTTTTGCAACAAGAATCTTGTCTATGCCCACATTATACAACAAGAATCTTTATGTGTCAAGACTTTTTCCACAAGTTTTTTTATTTTTTTCTTGACATACACAGATTTTTGTGTTTTAATAACATTAGGAGGAACAGAAATGGGCATTGGAAAGAGACTTAAAGAAGCCCGAGAGCGTGCGGGATACACACAAAAAGAACTAAGCAAAAAAATTGGTGTTACGGCGTCTGCCATTACAAATTATGAAAATGAAATAAGTCATCCGAAAGAACCTGTTATGTATGCTTTGATTGATGCACTTGGAATCGAACCCAATTACCTGTTTCAGGATTGTGTATCTACAATCAAACAGACCTCGTCTATATCTGCCGAGGCGATGAAACTGGCAAAAGATTACGATACTGCGCTGGACGACAGAGGACGCAGGACAATTCGCAACGTAATGGACTTTGAGGTCGGCTATGCCGCCCAGCGTGCCGAAAAAGAAAAAGCCGAACGCAAGTCGGCTTTACAGAATCACCAAGAGGATACATCTGAGGAAATTGCCATTTACATCACGACACTATACCACCAGCCCGTGAGTGCCGGAAACGGCGAATCGTCGGAATATGATTACTCGGAAACCGTACAGCTCAAGAAGATGCCGCCGAACGGGACTTCATACATCGTGCCCGTTCAAGGGGACAGCATGGAGCCTTTGTTCAGTGACGGCGACAAAGTTTTTGTACGCGCCCAGATCGACATCGAACCCGGGCAGACCGGCGTGTTTTTTATGGATGGTCAAATGTGGATCAAGGAGCTTGGAGACGGTGCGCTGCTGTCTCGCAATCCCAAATATCCGCCGCGCCCGATGACGGACGACATCCGCTGTCAGGGGCTTGTGCTCGGCGTGTGTGACGAGAGCTATTTTGTGAGATAAGCTGTTTGCAAAATATAATTTCAATATAAAAAAATAGGGGATGTTGTTATGTCCAAGCAGAAAAAGAGCAGTCCTGCGTGGAAGCGCGTGTTGAAACGGCACTGGAAACTGTTTTTTGCTGTTTTCTTTCTGCTCGGCGGTCTTGGAAATATAGGGCGTAATCTTAATACGTCCATTTTCTGTTTTATTCTCACTATTGTCTTTCTATGCTGGTGGCAGCTTAGGAGGCGGGAAGAAATTGAAGCGGCAGAGCTGGCTGAGTGGACTGAGGCGTATGAAGCTGAAAAGAAAAAGAGTGCTGACGAAGAACGCCGTTTGCGCCTTGCAAATATCCGCGAGCGCACCAACTCGAGTATGGAAGTGCACGTATCTCCCTCTCGGCGTTCGGATACGGAGATCACCGAACAGTCAGAGACGGACGCATCCGCTTTTTCTTTCCAAATCGAATTTGACGGCATCAAGTTTGACGATGGAGAAAACACTTCAAATCATTTGTTCAAAAAGGATGTGCTGCAAAAAACAGCTATCAATAACGGCAAAGCCATTGCGCAGACGACGGATTATGTCGTGCTGGATGTGGAAACGACGGGGATAGACCGCAAGAATGACCGAATTGTAGAAATCGCAATCCTTGAAATTGCGAACGGCAACATCGTCGATCAATACCAAACGCTTGTCAATCCCGGCATTCCCATCTCGCCGGGCGCTTATCAGGTTCATGGCATTTCAGATGCCGATGTTGCGTCTGCGCCGAAAGCAGAGCACATTGCGGCCGAGATTGCGGATCGCCTGAGAGGGAAGCCTGTCGTTGGGCACAGTGTCACCTTCGATCTTGATTTTGTTGAGGAGGCATTTCGCGATGCCGGCATCACGGAAAAACTGTCTTATATAGATACGCTTTCGTTTTCCCGAAAACTTTTTCCGACATTTCCCAAATACGGGCTTCAAGAGTTGCTTTCTCTGTTGAATATTGAAAAGGGGGAGGCGCACCGTGCGCTCGGGGACGCAATTTCGACCTACCGTCTTTTCGAACGCTGCAAGGACGAATGGAACCGGCAGGCTGCCGAAACAGCCCGTCTGATGCGTATCCAAAAAGAACAAGAAACGCTTGAGCGCCGTACAAAATATGCAAACTCTCCACTCTTGGATTGTGTTTTCGTTTTTACCGGTAATTTTTCTATGCCAAGAGGTGAAATTGAGGGAACGGCATCAACGGTCGGCGCGTTGGTCAGGACAGCGGTATCCGGCAAAACCGATTATCTCGTTGTAGGCGACACATCCGATATTCCTGACCGCAGAAAGCTCGTGAAAGCGGAGGAAATCATCAAAAAGGGTGGGAAACTGCAAAAGATTACAGAGGCAGAATATTTTGCTATGATTGAAAAAGCACGCATTTCCTGTGCATAAAAAAGCGGCGCAGAGACATATCGCATCTCTGCGCCGCAAGGGTTCGGTGGTTCGGCCGATGGCCGGACTTCATTTCGTTTTTTGGGGTTGAATTATCTGCGGATTCCGTAATCGTTGGCCAGCGTTTCCTGCAAAGCCTGTGAAAAATTGACGCCCTGCTCCACTGCGCGCGCGTTCATCCAAGCCGGTAGCGTGATTGTACGGCTCACTGACCGATTTTCCTGTGCCAAACGGATCGGCTGCATATGGACGTCGATCAGCACAGCCACTTCGTTTTCGTCCAGTTTCAACGTGTTTAGGGACGACGGCTCGGGGATTTCGTCTCCGTCCCTCTCCATTACCCACAGGTGACCGCCAAGCGCCTCGCGGCCGCAGTCGATGGCTTCGTCGTCGGTTTCGCCGCAGGACGCGCAGCCGGGCAGGTCGGGAAAGGTTATGGCGATTTTTCCCTTATCCTCATAGGTCAGAATCGCCGGATATACATATCTGTTTTTCTTTTTCATAACGTATTGCTCCTTCTGTAATCCATATATTCGCAGTTCGGTCTTTGATCAAACTGCCCGATAGCGGTGCGGGAACCGTAACCCCGACTGCTGTGCAATGCTTGCAAGTGTTTTTCGCGGGATGTCTTTGGCCGGATGCTTGACGGTTACTTTACCGGGTATGTTCGGATGTTTGAAATGGTGATGGCTTCCGACCGTTGCCGTCAAATACCATCCATTTGCTTTTAAGATTTTGATGACTTCCCGTGACGAATAACTTTTCATCTCCTCCCTCCTTATGTATATATTATAACACATATTATTATATTTGTCAAGGGCTTTGGCAAATATTTTTCTATTTGTTGTTTGGTGAAAGAAGGTATATGCGGATGAATGCGGTCATCTATGCGAGATACTCGTCGGATAAGCAAACGGAGCAGTCCATTGAAGGACAACTTCGAGAGGGATACGCCTATGCGGAACGAATGGGGATCACGGTCGTCGGCGAGTACATTGACCGAGCCGTCAGCGGCACGAGTGATCAGAGACCTGATTTTCAACGGATGATTTCGGACAGCATCAAGCGGCAGTTTGAAGCCGTAATTGTTTGGAAACTGGATCGATTTGCACGGAACCGCTACGATTCCGCAATTTACAAATCCAAACTCAAAAAAAACGGTGTGCGCGTGTTTTCCGTTACGGAGGGAATCGGCGACGGCGATGAATCGATTATCCTCGAAGCAGTGCTTGAGGCGATGGCGGAGGTGTACTCCAAGCAGCTTGGACAAAATGCCGCACGCGGTATGCGCGAGACTGCAATGAAGGGGCTGTGTACGGGTGGTCAGATTCCGCTCGGGTACGCTGTCGGTGAAGACCACAAGCTCCATATCGATTCCAAGACCGCACCGGCTGTGCAATTGATCTATACGCTGTATGCGGATGGTCAATCGAAAACACAGATAGCAAATGAACTCAACTCGCGGGGTTTTCGTACAAAGACAGGGAAGCCTTATAACTGCAATTCATTTTATCGAATTTTGACCAATCCTATGTATTACGGAAATTATACATATAAAGGTGAAGTGCTGCGGGAATGTCCGGCGATTATATCAAAAGCATTATACGACAAATGCCAAGAGAGGAATGACGCTGTAAAAAGGAGCAGAGGAATGAAAATATCCGAAGTAGAATGGCTACTGCGAGGCAAGTTGTATTGCGGCCATTGCGGTACGCAGATGACCGGCGATTCAGGAACCAGTCGGACAAACGAGAAATACTATTATTATACTTGCCATAAGCACAAGCGTTATAAAGACTGCGATAAAAAATCCGAGAAAAAAGAACAGCTTGAACGCGCAGTATGCCAAAAAACGGTCGAGTATGTGCTGCGCGAGGATCGAATTGAGTATATTGCAGAGCGCGTGGTAGAGCAGTATGAGAAAGAATTTGATGCATCGACGATAAAAGAAAAAGAAACGTCGCTCTCGAAGCTGAACATTGAGCTAGATAAGTGTGCCGAAAGTCTGATGAATACAACGATCCGATCGGTTGTTGATCGTATTAACGCGCGAGCCGAGGAATTAGAAGCTGCCAAGACCGAACTGGAGCACGAATTGGCGCAACTGCGTATTACCAGCAAAGCGCGCATCACGGTCGACGAAATCATAACCTTTCTGCGCGGTTTTTGTTCCGGCGATGTAGATGACATCCAGTTCCGTCGCAAAATCATTGATACATTCATCAATGCTGTGTACGTTTTCGATGACAAATACGTGATTTATTATAATGTTCGGGATTGTAAGCAGGTCACTTACTCCGACATGCTTGCCTCAATTCACGCGCCATCGGATATGTCAGTGCACGGTTCGGATTGTCTATTATATGGGGAGCCATAAAAAGCCAGTAAACATTCGTGTTTGCTGGTTTTTTTATTTATTAAAAATATAATTTCATAAAGCAAATAGCTCACACGGTCGCAAATGCAATCGTGTGAGTGTTAACCGAAAATTTTATTAATATTACATAGTTGCATTGCTTTTCCATTTCCTTTTTCAAAGAGAGAATAAAATCCTCTGCATATTGGACTGCCCCAAAATGTGCGGACAGTACAAAAAGCTCCCTATGGAAGAGAATATTAAATTTTAAGCAACATACTGGCTTCGCTTTTCAAGCGGAGTCAGTTTCGTTTTTAGTTGTAATCTTTCGTGATTGTAGAAATGAATGTATTCACCTATAAGGAAGCGAGCCTCCTCATAGGTTTTGAGCTTGGTTCGATAAATGCACTCTGTTTTGAGAATCGAGAAGAAATTTTCGGCTAAAGCGTTGTCATATGGATTTCCTCGTCTTGACATTGTGGCGTTATGCCGTATGATTGTGTTAGCTTAAAATACCCGTGAGAAGTGTATTGAAAGCCTTGGTCACTGTGGAGTTGTACCTCTGCGGTGACCTTTTCTTTTCTCTTAGCAGCACGGATTGTAGATAGAACGATGATTCGGATTTGGTTCACAAAATTGTGTCTCCGAAGGAAAAGAAAAATTATATTTTTTCTGAACGAGACATATCTGAACGCTTTTTTGCAGAATCCCGAAAGGCACTTCTCAAGGAGGTGCGTGTAGAGTGAAAAGACTGAAAATGAGACAGAATCAAACGAAAGGCCATTTATTTACCTTTTGCGGTCTTGACGGCTGTGGGAAAACTACAATGCTTGCCATGCTGAAGGCCGATATGGAACAGGAGCATAATGTATTCCTTACCAAACAGCCGACAATGCTGTTCGTGAATTTGAAATATTTAGAAACTATATGGATTATCTCGATCATTTGGCATTCGCTTATCGGAGTTTATCTCTTCTTGCGGCAAGCGACAGATTGCAGCACGGAAGCAAGGTGATCGAGGGGCAAATGGCGGAAGGAAGGGTGGTTATCAGTGATAGGTATTTTTATTCCTGTCTTGCCAATCTGCGCGCGCGGATTTAAAAAAGATCAGTGGATTTATGAGATTGCAGAGTCGGTGGTAAAGCCGGATGCAGCTTTCTTCTTTGATGTGCCTGTAGATATCGCAGTAAAGCGAGTTCGCAGCCGTGATACAGAGAAAGATCGATACATTGATATGGAGCTTCAGTATAGGCTCCGCGACGAATACCTTGCAATATGCAAAGCAAACCATGGCATATTGATTTCGACTGAGAGGCCGATCGGGGAATGCTATGCTATTGTAAAAAGTGAAGTAAAAAGGGTGATAAGGAAATGAATATTGAAGAAAAGGGGAAAGGAATTTTATCGGAGTTCAGTGGTGGTGAAGTGGTTGCGAACGATACAATTTTGCAAGATGATCTCGCGCTGGATAGTCTTCTCATGCTTACGTTACTTGTAGAAATCGAAAAGACCTTCGGGATAGAACTTGATGAAGCGGATATGAATCCATTTGATTTGACGACTGTTCAAGATGTTGTTGATATGGTTGGTAAATATTGTGGCGGTGATGATAATGAGTAAACGTGTAGAGTTATCGCTTGTTGATGCGCTATATAGCACATATCATTACCAAGGTCCTTGCACAGCGATTATACATCATATAAAGAACCAGACGTCTATCCTGCTCTTATTATGTTTACCTCGGGTACAACCGATGTTCCGAAAGGTGCTATGCTGACCGAAACAAACGTGCTTGCAAATGTGATGGATATTGCGTCGTACTTTGCTATGAATTCGTCTGACACGATCTTGATTGAAAGACCGCTTTACCATTGTGCGGTACTGACAGGTGAATTTCTGACCGGCCTTACTAAAGGTAAAGATCCGATTTTATTCTGGAACATTTAATTCTACGATTGTACTGAAACTGCTAAGGGAATACAGAGTAACTGCTTTTGCGGAACACCCACATTGCTTAACATGATTGCACATTTTAAGAGAGGTGTGGATAGAGATTATCTAAAGCATATCTGTATCAGCGGTGAGTGTATGAGCTTTGAAACCGGAATATATTATATTGCAGGTGCGTTTCCGGGTGCAGATATCTACCATATTTACGGCCTTACCGAAGCGTGTCCACGTGTTTCATACTTGCAGCCAGATCTGTTTAAAGAGTATGCAGACTGTGTCGGTATTCCGTTGAGATCGGTAACGCTTAAAGTTCTGTCAAACGATGGTAAGCCTGTTAAGACAAATGAGATCGGTGTGTTGTGGATCAAGGGTGCTAACGTGATGGCAGGGTATTATAACAATCCCGAGAAGACCGCAGAGGTATTACAGGATGGCTGGCTTTGTACGGGGATTTGGCGCTTATTAATCAGAAGGGACTTTTGAAGATCAAGGGGCGGGCAGACGATTTGATCATTAAAGCTGGCATGAATATCTATCCGCAGGAAATAGAAGCTGCTCTTAAAACGGATTCTCGTGTCAAAGAACTTTATGTGTGCGGATATGATGATGAAAAACTTGGTACGCAGATTATTTTGAATATTGTCGGAGATTTTTCGGATATATCCGAGGTTAAGGAACTGTGCCGTATGCATTTACCCGCTTATCAGATGCCTACAAACATTCATCTTGTGGACGAACTTCCTAAAAATGGTTCTGGAAAGATTATACGGAGGTAAATGTATGCTGGAGCATGAAAAGAAAGCATTGCTGACAAAAGAGGAATATGACCTACTGATGGCTTCATGTAAGGGTATGGCAGTCGAATTTCAAACAAATTACTATTTCGACACAGATGATATGTATATGAATCGCAAAGGGATCACTTGCAGAATTCGCGCAAAGAATGGAACGTATAAGACGACGATCAAAAAGCACGGTACGGATTGCAGCGTAGAGGAAGACCTCTATGAGGGTACCAAATTTAATTTCACGGTCTTTGGGGCATTGGGGATGCATCTTTAGGGAAGGTTGATCACAACAAGGATAGTTTTATACAAAGATGCCTTTTGTGAGGTGGTTTTGGATCGGAATTCTTATCTGGGATATGATGACTTTGAAATAGAAGTAGAGTATGCCCAAGAATGTGAGAGAAGAGCAATGAAAAATCTGAAGAATGCCGCAAAAAGATTAGTTGCAGCCGATCTTGTTGATTTGGTTGAAAGCTTTATGCTACATATTGGAACAGGTCCGTCAAAATCGGAAAGATTTTTTGAAAAAAAGAAATCATCGATTTAACTATGACAATGGTTGTCATGGTTAAACGATATACTATGTTTACAGCTGCAAAAAATAAAATGATTCAATAAAAAAGGAGATTTAAAATTATGGCATGTAGAGATGCTTACAAAACAAAAACAATGATGGATGAAACTGATGTAGTTCAGGCTTCTGTAACCGAGCCTGTTGTGGCTCAAAACGTGGAACGACTGCTCTTTGGCGTTGATTCTAAAAATCAGGCAAACGACCTTCTTCAAAACAATATTGAAGAGTTTGAGTGGGTCGTTCGCAACAAAATCTATCCGAACTTCTATGGTCGGTATCTTGCCGGTGAAAACTGTCTGAATAAAGATGAGATTAGGTTTCTTCATAGCAAGGGTTGCAAGATTGCAGCCATCTATAGCGATGAGGGAGAAAAACAGAACGAAGAGCAGGGTATGATTCTTGCTAAAAAATTGATATACTTGCTCTTGAACTTGGTATTCCTGAGGGAACCGTTATCTTTCTGGAGATTGGTGAGAACGAAGCGGTAGACAGAGATTTCTTGAGAGGTTTTGCCAAGTCTCTTATGACGGAAGGCTTCACTCCTGGATTTAAAGCGAATACCGATGCAAAATATTCTTTTGACCGTGAGTTTAGTAGAGGAATGCAGACCGATCAGGATATCTTTGAGATGTGCTTGATTTGGGCAGTATCGCCTATCGTGGAGGAATATAACGGCATTACGACCTCTCATCTTATTCACCCGGATAACTGGGTTCCATTCGCTCCTTCCGGTATTACTCGTAATGAAGTTGCTATCTGGCAATACGGTGTAAATTGTCATCCCATTGAGGATGATAGAGGCAAGGCAACATACTTTAATCTTGACCTTGTTCGCAATGAGCAGGTTATTGTTGAGAAAATGTTCTGATTGGGAGGGATACTATGATTTGTGTGAATTCCGTTAGCGTATCACCAAAAACGATTACTTTAAAGGTAGGAAATTGGTCCTATGCTGCGCGTGCTGAAGTATGTCCATCCAATGCAGATTGCAGATCAGTGCGTTGGCACAGTAATAATCCATCTATTGCAAGTGTAAATGAATCAAGCGGGTACATTTGTGCCAATGCAGTTGGAACGACAAGAATCTATGCTACGGCAACTGATAGGAGTGGATGTAATGATTATCTTGCTGTAACGGTGAGCAATACAGTGCTTGTTACGTCGGTAACGTTAGATCGTTCAAGCGTTTCACTTGAGGAAGGACAAAGAGTAAGTTTAAGTGCAACGGTTTGTCCCAATCATGCAAGCAATAAAAACTTAAATTGGACAAGTTCTAATTATAACGTTGCTACGGTATGTAATGGTGTTGTTACCGCAATTGGAAAAGGTTCTGCAAAAATTACTGCGGTTGCAGCAGACGGAAGCGGTAAAAGTGCTTCTTGTGTAATCTCTGTAACGAAAGATATCCTTGTGTCTTCTGTTTGTATTTCTCCCGATACAGAAACTATGACTGCAGGCAAATCCGCCTATTTCTATGCGACAGTATGTCCTGTCAATGCAACAAACCGATGCGTAACATGGAGCAGTGATGATCCGGCAGTTGCTACGGTAAACGTTGTCAGCGGTCTTGTCTATGCGCAGAAAGCCGGTTCTACTGTTATTCGAGCTACTGCGCAGGACGGCAGTGGTATCGTAGGTAGCAGCAGACTTACGGTAATGAATACGATTTGTGTAGGAGATATTACCCTTAGTCGTACCAATCTCGTGCTTTACAAGGGGAATACCCATCATTTGAGCGCAACGGTTTGTCCTGCGAATGCGACGACAAAAACGGTTCGTTGGCGAAGCAGCAAGTCATCTGTAGTAGCTGTAAATACTTACTCAGGTCTTGTAACGGCTAAAGCTGCAGGCAAAGCGTATGTATATGCAGAAGCACAGGATGGCAGCGGTGTTAGTGCTTGCTGTGAAATCGTTGTCAAGCAGACGGTCGTATGTTGTGCGGAAGAAACTCCGGATATCAAGGTTCCAGGAAGCACTTTTGCGGATCCTGTTGACGTGTATAGCGGTGCTCATTTGCTTAATAATACTGTATGTCATTGTTCGGAGGCCAGGGGATTCAATTTGCTGCTCATTACAACTCAACTCACCTGGCATGTGGTGTGCTTGGTTCTGGGTGGTACCATGATTTTGAAAAGCATATTGAGATGAAGGGTTGTGAGGCGTATGTCTACAATAATCCTGCTATCTTTTCACGCTATACAGCGGAAAGCGAAGGCTGTACAACCTTCACTTGCTGCAGTGCAAGTAAGAACGGATATGTATTAACTGTGGATGATTCTAGTCAATATCCGTATAGTATTGATTGCAATTCCATGAAAACAGAATATTACAATGCTAAGGGCGATCTTGCCAAAATCGTCGATCATCAGGGCTTTGAAACCTTGATTGAGTATTCAGATCTTCAAATCACGATTACTGACGGGGTATCTGGAAAGAAGATTTACCTGGATCAGGATGCAACCTGTAAGATCGTTCGTGTACATGACGATGCCGGCAGAGAAGCTACAATTGCCTATAGTGATAATTATCTCACTTCAATTTGCGATGTAAATGGCAACACACTAACCTATACATATGATGAAGATGGCAGAGTTAAGACTGGTGTCGATTCTAAGGGTATTTGTTATTTTGAAAATACTTATGATGACTATGGACGTGTGATTGAACAGAAAGATGCAATTGCAGGATCCGTAAAGTCGGTATTCGTATACGATGATGACATTCGAATTACTACAGACCGCAACGGGAAACAGAGCATTCGTGAGTATGACTGCAACGGTCTGCTGATTCGTCATACGGATGAAAATGGTAATAGCAAGATCTATGAGTACGACGAACATTTCAACGTCGTTAAAGAAACCGATGCCAAAGGCAAATCGGTTGTCAGGGTCTATAACAGTTTCAATAAGCCTACCGAAATCACAGACCGTAATGGGAATAAGACCTGTTACACATATGATGCGAAAGGAAATGTAACGAAGGTGTGTTATCCTATCGTGAATGGTGTTGTACCCGAAGAAAGCTTTGTTTACAACAGCCGCAATCAAATCACGCAGCACACCGATATTAGAGGTACGGTAACGCTCTATACCTACGATGTAAATGGCATGCCTGCAACGAAGAAGATTGGCAGTAAAAATGCGGTTGTTTATTCTTATGTGGGTGGATTGCTGAAGTCTCAAATAGACGCGGTGGGGAATACCACAAAATATGCTCATAACAGCATTGGTCAGATTTGTTCTGTTACCGATGCGGATAACAAGGTAACGGAGTATATTTATGACAACAGCGGAAACCTGCTTCGCACGGTTGATCCAAACGGAAAGTCTATGGTAACAGTATATGATGGCAACTACCAGAAGATCTCTGTAACCGATGCCAATGGCAATACAACCGAATATTCTTATAATGGTAATATGAAAAACGATGTTATTACGTTCCCCGACGGGCATACCATTCGATACGAATTTGATGGTGAGGATAGAGTGGTTAAGATCACGGATCAGGCAAATAATATCACGAATATTACCTATGATAACGCAGGTAGGGTGCTTTCTAAGAGATTTGCCGATGGTGCACTTGTTCAGTATGAATATGATGTGGTCGGTAATGTGATCAAGGAAACGAACCCGAAGGGCGCTGTTACGATAAAGACCTATGATGGCCTCGGAAACGTTTTGAGTATTACAGATGATGAAGGCAACGTAACGACCTATGAATACAATGCAATGTCGAAGATCGTAAGAAGTGTGAATGCCAAGGCAGGAGCAACGGTATATGTTTATTCAAAGTCCGGTGATCTTCTTTCCGAGACAGATGCTCTTGGTAGTACCAGGACCTATACCTACGATGCTTTTGGTAACAGACTCACTGCAACCGATGCGAAGCATAACGTTACTACCTATACCTACGACCAAAATAACAATCTTCTCACGATGAAGGATGCGCTGGGACACGTTACGACGTATACGTATAATGCTTTGAATCAGTGCGTGTCTGTGAAGGATGCGCTGAACAATGTTATTCATTATGGTTACGATGCGCTCGGCAGACGAACAACCATTACAGATGCAAGAGGCAATGTCTTTACTACGACCTATGATGGTAACGGGAATGTCATTAAGACTATTGATGCAAAGGGCAATACCATCAGTGAAACCGTGTATAACAGTCTTAATTTGCCTCTTACCGTCACTGATGCGATGGGCAAGGCAACGACTTATGTCTATGACGCACTTGGTAAGGTAGAAAGTGTGACCGATTCGATGAATCACCGTACAGAGTTTACCTATGACGTTCGTGGTCGGAACACCCATGTTCGCGATGCGGCAAATAACGTAAGCACCGCATCTTATGATCTGCTTGGCAGCGTTACCCGTCTTGCCGGTCCTCTCGGTAGTGCTACCGACTACACCTATGATGATATGGGCAGGCTGACAAGTGAAAGCACTGTTTCCGGCGGTACGAAATGTTATGAATACAATGAACTCAACGTACGCAAGAAGATTACCAACGCAAGAGGTCAAATTCGTCAGGTTTTCCATGATGCCATGGGCAGAATCACAGGTTACACTTCTCCCGAGGGTTCTGTGAGTTATATTTACGATGCCAACGGTAACGTATTGACCGTAATCGACAGTCACGGTACTATTACAAGAACTTATGATGCTCTCAACCGTGTAACAAGCTATACCGACACCTATGGTAAGGTCATCCGTTATGAGTATGATGCGGTTGGTAATCTTTCAAAGCTTATTTACCCCGATAATACTGCTGTAACCTACGCATATGACGCAAATCGAAACCTTATTCGTGTCACCGACTGGGCAAACCGTGTAACTTCTTATACCTATGATGAAAACAACCGTGTGGTAGGTGTTTCTAAGCCGGACGGAAGCGTGACCAGTACCGTTTACGACAATAAACAGAGAGTGACCTCTACAGTTGAAAAAACGGCCGACGGAACTGTGATCAGCGGATTTGAGTACCAGCATGATGATTTGTCGAGGATTGTCGAGGAGAAGGTACTTGTAAATTCCACTAAAAGTTGTTATAATTATGATGCGCTGGGAAGGGTACTATCGAAAGCGGTTAAAAGCCTAAGTGATAACTCAGTAATTTCTACTGAAAACTTTACTTATGATGCTGCTGGTAACATTACCGATGCCCCCGAAAGTTGCTTCCTGTATGATACAAATAACCGTCTTACGACCTTCAACGGCAACGCCGTATCTTACGATATGGACGGTAATCTGTTGGACAACGGCGTTCAAAGTTTTGTTTATGATTCTGCGAACAGACTTGTATCGGCCGATGGACACGCTTACACTTACAATGCTGAAGATGTGCGTATTCGTAATCTCTGCGAGTGTTGCGAAGACACGACTTATATGTATGATACCAATGGCAAACTCAGCAAGCTTCTTGTTAAGACTACAAATGGGTCCACTACCAAGTACATCTACGGCAGAGGGCTTATCGGTGAGGAAGTCGGAAATGTCTTCAGGACGTACCACTTTGATTGCAGAGGTAGCACGATTGCCATCACCGATGTAAGCGGAAATATTACCGATACCTTTGCATATGATACTTATGGTAAATTAACCAGTAGAACCGGTACAAGTGAGGTCATCTTCGGTTATAATGGTCGTGACGGTGTTGTTACAGATGATAACGGACTCATCTACATGAGAGCTCGTTACTACTCGCCAGAGATGAAGCGATTCATCAATGCGGATATTTTAGCTGGTGCGATTTCTAATGCAATCACGCTTAACCGCTTTGCGTATGCGAATGGTAATCCGGTTTCTTTCGTGGATCCGTTTGGCTTGAGTGCGGAGCGAGGTGTGAGTGTTGCTAAAGATATTTTTTCTTTCCTCTACAATACTTGTGATTTTATTGGTGATGCTTTAAGTTTGCGTTCTCTCAGACAGGACATAGTTGGCTTTTTTAAAGATAAATTTCACATTGTTAGAAAAGGGGCATATGCAATTATCAAAGGCGCTCGTTCTAACGCTGCTTTACGACAAGGGATTAAAGGGACACGTTATGCAGTAGCCAACGCAGATAACTATATTGATGTTTTTACAAATATCCATGTTCCAACTGGATTGAAATCGGAATTTTTCCCTAAAATCAATGGCAAATGGAATGGAGGGGCGATATTCAACTGTGTTGGAATTGCAGTCGACACTACTTTTGGTGTGTTAGAAAACATCGAAGAGGGAACAAGAACACAAAAAATTGTTTCTGATGCTATTGTTGATGCAGGTACCGGAGCTGGTATTATTGCGGGCTCAACGGCAATTGGTTCCGCAATTGGGTCAGTTGTTCCTGTGGCAGGCAATATCATCGGCTCTGGCGTAGGTTTTCTTTTTGGATTTGTCATTGACTGGGCGGTTAATGCCGATTTTATTGATGGTAAATCTGTAGTAGATTGGACGAAAGAGGGTGCCGGATGGGTCGCTGATCGTGTGGTTGACGCAGGTAAATGGATCGGGGATACAGCTGTTGATGTATGGGATGCAACAACCAATTTTGTAGAGGATGCCGGCGAATGGATTGCTGATACTGTTAGTGATGCATGGGAAGCGACAACGGATTTCTTCGAAGATGCTGGAAATGCAGTAGGCGGCTTCTTTGAGGATGTAGGCGGTTTCTTTTCTGGATTGTTTGCATAAGAATTAGGAGGATTGTATATGAGAGAGAAGGTATGTGATTTTATATATCTTGATTCGGAACGATATATGTCGCTAAATAACTTGAAAGTATTTTATTGGGGTGCAATAATCATTCCATTTTGTATGATCGTAATGGGTGTTGTTTCAATTCGACTGATTGGCGTTAGTTGGAAGTCATTATTTCCACTTGTTTCTATTGCAACTTGGAGTTTGATGTACTGGGTATTTGTTTTAACCATTCAAAGTAAACGAACGAAAAAAGACTTTGCACTAAGATTTCTTGTCAATGGTATATCCGGATTGTTGTTATCTTCTCTCTTTTGGATATTCATGGCATCCTTCAATATCCTATCGGATACTCCTTTCTTGGATTTTCATTCAATGCTGTGGATGTTGCTTCTTTATTTGCTTGTTACTTTGGTATACATCTTTATAATTGTCTTTTGCGTACATAAAGGTGTTTTTGCGTTGATAAGAGAGAAGCATAAAACAAAGACCGCCCTGAAGGTATCTGCATGTTTGGGGGCGATGCTTCCTGCGTCTGGCGTAATTGGGATGTACACATCTCAATTCATCCGATCTTATGGGCGTATAAACACTCAACTTTGGGTGATGACATTGCTTACAAGCTTATTGGTTTTTTTGCCTGCAGTAGCGCATATCAATTTTGTGCAATACTTTTATTGCAAGAAATACGCAATTGATTGTGACGAGGCTGGAAACAAAACGTCGCCGGCGCTTGAAAGAAGGCCTAAAGCAGCCAAGAAAATCAAGAAAACATTAATTTCTGAGCGTGCGAAAGTAACGCCTTCTACCAAAGCAGATTGTTCAAGTGGTATTCCTTGCAAGAAAAAAATTCCTTTGATAATCAAAATACTGGCTGGAATCGTATCGGTTCCCATATTCTTCTTTATCATTGTTTTCATCGTGTTTTTGATCAAGACGATAATAGAGAAGGTATAAAACGAAAAAAGCGATTCGGTTTCGAGGACTATTTCTTACAAGTTGAGAGATAGTCCTTTTTTGTTTCAATTTTAAATACTATTTTTAACTCTGACACTGACTGTCAGGTTTAATTGATAGCATAAGGTACAGCCGAGAAAGGGGAGATAAAAATGATATTAAGAAATAACAGAAAGAGACTTGCATTGGAAAACTACGAAAACAACAGAAATCAGACTGATCCTAATAAACTGATTAATGGACGGGATGAATATTCGCGTTTTCGATTTGGCCTTTGCACGCTTGATCGGGTAGGATGTGGAGTAATTGCATTTTATAATATTCTTCGCTTGTTGAAAGAAAATATCAAGTTTTCAGAGCTTATTTTTGAAATGGAAATAAACAGAATGGAAACGATTCCTTATGGTTTTTGGGGAATCAATCCTTTTCGCCTGAAAAAGATGTTTTCTTCGTATGAAATCTGTTTTGAGCGATTTTTTTATCCTAAGCATTTGACAGAAACAAGAGAAGACGGGAATATAAAAAGGTGTTAGCGGCACCGATATTTGATATATCAAGGCGGTGGGGCTTCCTATCGGCGTGTTTATGCTTGCGCTGTTTGTCATCACGCGATTTGCTCAGTTTGGCAGCAACCTGATTGCTCCACTAACGGGAATTATGTGGGCGTTCGGTGCGCTATGCGCTCTGCTTTTGCCTTCTCATCGTGTTTCCACGCTGACCGAGACAAATGTGACAATTGCCTGCTACTTGCTGTCTATGGCGGGGATTCGGGAACTGATAGCCCTGGTTTCCGGCGTTTCATCCGAAATGCTGATGGCTTCGTATAACCAGGCGATTCCCCTTACCAGCGGCAGCACGATTTCCGGGTATTTGCAATCTTTGCTTTGGATCGCTTCGGTTATGACACCGCTCGGATTTATTGGAATGCAGGCGAAGAAGATATATTCCTTCCACCGTAAAGCATCCAAACAGAAATTTTTCGAGCAGACAAGAGGACTTCGGGATACCGGACGTCCTCATTCCAAATAAATGCCGGTATATTAGGTGGGTTGAAAGAAGGGATGCGCGATGAAATTTAGAAACAAACTTTATGCGATTGCTCTTGTGATTTTTGTTCTCATATTTTCTTTTGCTTCAACGCTCTTTGTCGTTAAACTGACGCAGTATCAGGAGGCTGAACATTTTTATGAAGAGATACAGAACCGGTATATAAAGTCGGTGGAAACGATTCCGCCCAAAATAACTTCCAAACCTGAAGGAGAGAAAACAGCCGAGATCGAGCCAACAAAGAAGTCATTGCCGATCATAATCACCCTACCGGGAGCGTAGTGCCGTTTTCTATTGGGAAGGAAGATGAACACACTCTTCTGCATTCTCTCGTTAGTCCTTCCGTTTCGAGAGTGCGGAAATATCGAAAGAGAAAGAGGATTAAAAATCGTTGTTGAGCAGAAAATCCGCAATGTGCATGGTTTTGATCCCCTCATAGTTGCCGCCCGAGAAATCATCCGCCATCAGCACATATTTCGGGTAGTTGTCGTGAATTTCAAGCAGCCGTTCATATTCCCGCTTTTCCGTTTCGGTGGACTTGATTTCTTTTGTCACCTGAACATACAGCTTTTCCGCCTGTCTTGTGGCAATAAAATCAATCTCCCCGTCAGGAGTTTTGCCGATAGTTACCGCATAGCCGCGCCGTAGCAGTTCCAGATAGACCGCATTTTCCAACATAGCGGCAATCGAGGTCTGCGTATAGCCGAGAACGCTGTAACGGAGCGCGGTATCCGCAAGATAGAATTTCTCCTGCGTTTTTAACAGTTCCTTTCTCTGAACGTCAAAGCGCGAACAGCGGTGCAGGATATACGCGCTCTCCAATTTTTCAAGATAGCTGTAAACCGTCTCGTTGTCGATAGTCCGGCGCTCGGATTTGAGATAGTCGGAGATGGATTTGGCGGAAAAGGTTCTGCCCACATTATCAAAGGCGAATTTTACAATTCGTTCAAGCTGATCCACCTTGCGCACCTGATTGCGCTTGACGATATCGGAGAAAATCGTTGAGTTGTAAATGTCGCGGACAATGGTATACACCTCATCGTCCGTATAGCGCCGCAAGTGTGTCGCGGGAAAGCCGCCCAGCCGGATATATTCGGGCAGTTCCTCCCTCGGTTTGCCGACCTCGGTATATGTCTTTTTGAAACGCAGGTATTCGGCAAAGGAAAGCGTAAAGATTCGGAACGAAATATACCGTCCGGTCAGATATGTCTCGATTTCAGAGGACATCATGCGTGAGTTTGAGCCAGTCACATAAATATCCACGTCATAATCGGACGCAATTGAATTGACGGCTTTTTCCCAATGACTGATCTCCTGAACCTCGTCAAGAAACAGATACGTTTTCCCGTCCGGAGACAGCCTGCTCTTTAATTCCGTAAACATTTCCTTTGCGGTCATATCCTCATATTCCATAGAATCAAAGCGATAGCTGACAATACGGTGTTCCGGCACGCCTCTTTTTTTCAGTTCCTCAATAATCATTTTCAGCATGGTGGATTTTCCGCACCGCCGTACTCCGGTCAGGATTTTTACGAACGGCGAATCCACATAAGCCATAATCTTATCCACATACATCGGTCTGTAAATCACTATAACCACCTCCATCTGCATATATTAATACCGCAACTCCAAAATAAATCAATATACTTTGCGATTATAACTCTAAAAACATTTTGAATATTTTTGAATTGCGGATTATTTGCGCAAAAAGGACGCTGTATTATATTATTGGAATTGGTGTAAAAACTTTTTATCTCCGCATCACTTTCAGACCATAAAAATCAGCTCCATTTCCAAACCATCCTACTATTGATGGCATGATCGGAAAGGGGAATTTCTTTTGTTATCTTATCGTGAGATAAAACAAATTTTGAAGCCGTATCAGAGCAGTGTACCGACGGATGATTTTTGAATTCGGGATTCCTGGGCGGAATACGATGAAGCGTCTTCTAAGGCGGTGCACGAAAGACCGCTTCATTATCTGTGTTATGAAATTGAGTGTATCAATCCGGATACTGGCGAAAAACTTCATTTTTTCAAAGCCATTAAATTTCTGCGGGTTATTCGTTTACCGAAGGGTGCGAAACAAAGCACGTCGTTGATGGATATGCATACGCAGATCATTGCCGGCGCCAATGAAAACGCATACAATCTTGTTACCGTAATTGCCAACATCATCAAACCGATCCCCCTTGGGCTGCTATTCCTCTATGGTGTGCAGGGACAATATCGAGGACGCCAAAAAGAAAGCGCATGCAGACTATATGGGACTCAGCGGAATGCTGCAAGGAACCTACCGTGTGATGGAAATGCGGTGCATTTGCGCTCAAGAGAGCGAATGGCTGCGCGAGAAAATGTATGGAATGGAATTCCTGACAGCGGTAAGAGGAATTCCAAAAGCGGCTCCAACCGGTGAGGATGGCGGCAATAAAGGTATGGGCGGAAAGAATGTCAATCCGGACAGTTAGGGAACACTTGCAGAATCGGTAGCCGGTATGGCGGATCATGAGTATGTGGTGCAGATTCTGTCCACGCCGGTGTTTACCTCAACACTCAAGGAATGGGCGCTGCGTACGGAACGGGATATGACTGATTGGAACGGGCAGCTTTAGGGAAGCAAATCATTTTCCTTTAATTTGTCCGTGCCGATGATGTTTATGGCGTCGCAGTCTTCGTCGCAGGGATGGAATCGTGCGTTTACCGATGCGGATTCCGTTTCCTATTCGGAAGGAGAGACCTTCGGTGTTAGCGAGGGCGAAAGCGTTGGAACGAGTTTAGTGGTATTTCTTATTTTCTTCTCTGCCTTTATCTGCACATGGGTGGTAAAGGCACAGTCTCCAGTAAACCGGCCGGATTCTGATGTAAATATGTCAGATTATGCTGACAGTGTTGGGTGGGTATCCGATAAGAGTACCATTAGTTCCAAGTGGATTCTTGATCCTGAGATTCCGGACAACTATCTTCCAGTTCCGGGAGAGGAAGAGTTGTATATGGTGATCGATCATGACGGGAATATCATCCAGTACCGTCAGCGTACCAAGCGGGAAGACGGATCATGGCTTTGGAAGGATGTGAATCTAAATATTCCCGCAAACTATGAGGCAGTTCCGGGATTGAAAGATATTTATAAGGTTACGGCTGAGAACGGTACGGTTTCTTATTATAAGTATGTCTGAAACAAGGACGATACCTTTGCGTTTATCCCTGTAGATAAAGATGGAAATCCGATAGAGAGTCATTTGAACGACGCCTCTGTTATTCCTGACAACTACAGAAGAGTAACCGGCAATATTTACGCTGTTTTGAACGAGCACGGGGTTGTGATCGGGTATAAGGAACGACGAATGAAAGATGAAAAATATGTTTGGGTAGATACTTCAGCGCCGGAAATCAAGAAGAATAACGGACAAACTTCTTCAGGCGACAATCGACCGAAGGAAGATCAAAAAGATCCGTCTCCGACAATTTCACAGAATCCAAGTGGAGGCGCGAACAAGACGGAACAACAAACACGCAGCAGGGAAACGATGGGACCTATACACAAACGGAGACGCTAATATCAACCGAAACGGCGGGCGGATGGGTAACGACCTACCAGACAGTCATTACCCGGGTATATAATGAGCGCGGGGTTTTGCTGTCAACCAAGAAATCCGATTCGGTTTTGCTAAGCAGAGTAAAAGCAGGGGAGAACAGCGTCAATGCACCAGACCCCAGCAAGATTGTACCAACTTTGAATGAAGAGTATGCCAGGGTCAGCGTTGGTATTAACTATAAAACAGAGCTTGCGGCTGATGTTTTGAAACTGATCAACGAAGAACGAAAGGCGGAAGGACTCGCGCCGCTCAAAATGAGCGAAGATAGCGCCGCTAAGCTTGCGAAAACTCGATCCGCTGATATGGCGATTTACGATCATTCGGATTTTGACTCACCAATCTATGGGCCGTTGTCGGAGATGATATCTCGTTTTCGTATCGCAAGCGGAATTCCGTCGGAACATACATGGAAGACAACAGCGTCCAAGAACGCCGGCGCCATTTACGCAAGATTTATGGCGCTTGGAGGATCAAGAAAGGCATTGATGGATTCGAGTTACACCGAGATAGGTATTGGTATCGCTCAAAAGAATGGTTACTATAATATATGTATCATTATGGTGAACTAACTTTTTCAAATACTTTGAGTCTTTTTAATTACAGGAAACAGTCATATTGTTTTTATGAAAGGGGTGGATTATGTTTGAGTTTAATAATAAACGCTTAGTGGTTCAATCGGTTTCTGACCAAACAATGAATTCATTAATGGATAGGAGGCTTGTAACGATAAGCTTTTGTAAAACAGAAACAATAGGTGTAAAAGACACGATTTAGGAACTGAAAGAGGCTGCTATAAACAATGAGTTTGATATTCTTTTGGTCTTCATGTTTGACCGAATCGGACGCATTGAGTATGAAACGCCTTTTGTGGTTGAATGGTTTGCAAATAACGGGATTGAGGTATGGAGCACGCGGGAAGGTCAGCAGCGTTTTGAAAATCATACGGACAAGCTTACGAATTATATTCGGTTTTGGCAGGCAGCAGGTGAAAGCGAGAAAACTTCCATTCGCATCAAAAACAGTTTTCATCAGATGGAAGAGGCGGGGCTGTATACCGGCGGCGCTGTTAAGTTTGGGTATCATCTGGTGGATAGCGGACTTATCAATAAAAAGAATCAGCCCATCAAGAAATACGAGATTGATGAATCTGAGGCGGAAGTGGTTCATTTAATAGATGATATGACCGTTAATAAAGGATACGGTTCATAGCGACTGGCTGATTATTTAAACAAAAAGGGATATCATATGCATAACGGCGGCAAGTTTACAAGTATAAAGATTATCCGTATACTGCGGGATCAGTATTATTGCGGCATTCTTGCTGACGGCAGAACATCGGAAGTGCTGCGAGGCCTTAGAATCCGAAGCGATGAAACTTACGATAAAATTATGTACATCCTCGAACAGCGTAATCAAAAGAACGGCGATAAGAGGCATATTGCTCTGCAAACAAAAGGACAGGCAATGCTTTCGGGAAATCTTTTCTGTGCACATTGCGGCGGGCGGTTGACTACAATTCGCTACCGTGATAGCTGCAAAAGAAAAGACGGTTCCGAATATTCTGTCGATCAGATTAAGTATTCGTGTTATCATAAAAGTCGCAAGCTTTGTCAGTGTGATGGACAAACCACTTATCAGGCAGATCGGGTGGATAGCGCTGTCCGTCAAATCATACTCCAAATTTTTAGCTGTATGGACGGTGCTCCTGAAGAGGAAAAATTGCAGCTTCTGCTGAAAAAACAAATGGCAGGAAATCGTGCTACTCAGAAAAAGCTCACACTGGAGTTGAAGAAAAGTGAGGAGCAGTTGTCTAAGCTACAGCTTGAAATCGGTAAAACGCTGACAGGGGACAGCCTGTACTCGCCGGAGGAGCTTACTCAGGCTATTAAAGTGCTGAGAGAACGGATTACACAGGCGAAGCAGCAGCTTGCTGAACTGCAGGAAGAGGAAGCAAGTAAACAGCGCCGCGTTGAAATGATTACACCTGCTTACAATCAATTCAAAAGTTGGGCGGACGAGTTTGATATGGCGTCAATGGAGCAGAAGAAAATGATTGCCTGTCAGCTTTTTAAGCGCATTGAAGTTGGTAGAGATTACGCCATTTCCGTGGAACTGAATATGACCTATCAGCAATTTTGCACGGATATGCTGGCATTCTGTGCGGTCTGTGCGGTTCGCGCGGGTGGAAGCCTTGTCGGGTCGCCCTGCTCGCACAGCGTATGTACGGACGTCTGCGCACGGGACTGATTCGGCGACGGCGGGGAAGGCTCGAATGATGCGGGGCGCAGTGCTATGGCTTATGTGCTTTGTATGCCGCCGGGCAAATGGGGAGAGCTTGCGCGGCCGGTGTATACCCCCCTGCGGACAGACGGAGGTGCTGCGGCGGTTTTGCCCGGGCGGCGGCGTTTTTGAGCGAAGGCCGGGGGATGATAAGGCGTTCCGAATACCGCTTTACCGCCGTTTTCGTGCGTTTTAAGGGCTGCACCGAGGCGGCGTTCTTTTTGGCAAGCGGCGGACGGCTGTGTGGAGCGGGCGGCCGCTTTTTTGTGGGGTACAGGGCTTGCGGACTCCAAGCGGGGCGTGCGCCAAAACGGCGCGCGTCCCGTTTTGTATTTCTGCGCCGGACAGCCGATGCCGCCGCTTCATATCATGGTACGGGAAACCCTAAAGTTTTTTGCAACAAAGGAGCAAGCATATGGCTGCAACGATAACCGGGGTCGTTTATAACGACCTCAATCATAACGGACAGTACGACGCAGGCGAGCCGGGTCTCGCCAACGTCGCTGTCGTTTTATACAACGCTTCTGCCGGCTGCACCGAGGTACGGACGGGCGCGGACGGCAGCTTTTCACTGACGGTCAACGCTGCCGGCGCATATACGGTCTATGAGCCGGTGACGGCGGGAAGCGGCTGCCCGCCGACGCTGTTTACACAGCCCGCGGGGTTTACGATGTCCAACACCGCGCGCAAGCAGAGCGTAACCGTCACCGCCGCGCAGGTGGCAAACGGCGCGGTGATTTCCGGCGTCAGCTTCGGCCACGACGCGACCGATAGTCCGCTTATGTGCAGCACGAGGATGATCCAGTTTGTCGGACGTCCGACCGTGTGGTATAACATCAACCTTGTCACCGGCCTTTCCGTTTTGCAGGGAGCGCTCTCGCCGGCGCACGACGTCAACGCCATCGGCTACAACCCGCTGGACGATTATATCTACGGCTACGACCAGACGACGAACGCGCTCGTCCGCGTGACGGCCGGCGGGAGGCTGATTCAGCTTCCGCGTCCGACCGGCCTGCCGGCGGGCAATTACAACACCGGCACGTTTGACGCGAACGGATTCCTTTATTTGTTCATCAACGACGGCAATCGGTTTTATACCGTCGACCTGCGCCCGAATTCGGCCACCTTCCTTAAGCTGGTCAATCCTGCCGCGGGCTACACCGAGCAGACGGCCAACTTTGGCACCGCGATGTCGGCCGCGCTCAATATAAGCGACTGGGTGTACGACCCGTCCGACGGCATGCAGCGCAACGGCGTGCTCGCCCGTGTTGTGCCGACGACGGGACAGGTGACGAGCCTGACCACATCCGCGCCGAATCCCAACGCCTCCTTCGGCGCGCTGGCCATCGACAGCACCGGCACGATTTACGCCATTGCCAACAACGACGGCACGGTCTACAAGTATACCCACGTCGGGAACACCGCGACGGGCGTTCCCTTCTCCACGACATACTTTGCCAGCTTCAACGACGGCACGATGTGTCCGAAGGCGACCGTGCGCGTCGATTACGGCGACGCG